ATCCTGTAAAGGATGATGATATAGTCCGATACTCCTTGGAAATGAGGAGAGTTCAAGATAAAGAGCTTGAACAATAACAATTGTATTGTAATTACTCTAAGGCTAAGTTTGGTAAGGAGTTGAATTGTATAATACCGTGCTGGTATAAGAATATGTTCGAGGGTAATTCATATAATATAGAATTATGTCATACTTATGATTTAACTATATCTGAAGGATTGTCTCGAACTGAAGCCGCATGGATACAAGCTATGTGTGAGGCAGAAAGTACATATTTCGGATTGTTGACAGAGGGTGAGCCTGCTCAACAAGCTAGAAATGTACTACCTTTAGCATTAAAGACAGAATTAATAATGACTGGTACTGATGAACAGTGGGCAGGATTCTTCAATTTAAGATGTGCACGTGATGCTCATCCTCAAGCTAGGGAGTTAGCAATTGAGCTGAGGGATAGGATGATATTAGCAGGTTATATTAATACTTATGATCCAGGGAGTATACAAGTTTAGAACTGATATCAGAAGAACTAAACGTGCACAGCACAGAGCTGATCAAAGAATCTTCGATATGCAGATTAATAGGATATGTAGATTAATATTATTTGTTAAATATTTAGAATGCAAGAAGCTAAAGCAGCCTTAGACCTTGATAAGGAACTATCCCCAGAGGAAGAGGTTAAATTAAGAAACATGATTAGTAAATATCTAAGTAGAACTCCATATGTACGTGTCCATGTGGCAGTGGTAAGAAGTATAAATATTGTTGTGGTAAATGAAGCAGTTTGACCCGGAACATACTTTCTTTACGTCTGATACTCATTTTGGTCATGCTAACATTATTAATCTGTGTAAGCGCCCATTTAGGGACGTTAATCATATGAATGATATGTTGGTGGAGAACTGGAATAGTGTGGTCACTGACGATGATACAGTCTTCCATTTGGGAGATTTTGCTTTGGGTGGCAGTGATGTATGGAATAAGGTTTTATCCCGACTTAATGGTAAAATATACCTAATACTCGGGAATCACGACCATAAGAACATACGTCAAGGTTACATGGATAAGTTTGAGGCAGTAGTTCCACAAATGCAAATAAGGATAGAGAATCGTAGTATTTACTTGAATCACTATCCTTTCTTGTGTTATGGTGGAACATACCGCAAACCAGTGGATGCTGTATGGCAATTATTTGGGCATTCAGGTCCAAATGGTACAGGAATTGATGTTGATAGATTAAAATATCTATTCCCAACTCAATATGATGTGGGAGTTGATAATAACAATTATATTCCTGTGTCATATATACAAGTAAAACATATAATTGAGAAACAAGTAAATGAAGGCAATTAGAGTTTGAAATGAAGTATGAAATTGCGGAGAAATCTTAGTGGTATATTTATCTTCGATAAATTAGAAGGAGAGGAGAAACCCATCCCTACTTGTATTGAAGATTGTACTCCAGAGACTAGACTTAAATGGCTAGAAGGATTGGAGAAAGAGGCACTTATAAGATGTGTAGAACATCTATGCGATACTCTTAATGAAATAGGTGAAACATTTATAAAGAATAAGTATTATGGCAAGAATTATTAGTAGTAGAAAGAAGTATGTTCCTGTTAAGGATTTAGTAGTGTATCCTAGTAAGACAGAAACAATTGAAGTAATTCCCGATGATGGATTTAATGGAGCACATCGCTACCGTGCTCGCATGTGCGCTGGTTTTGTTAATGGAAAGTGGGAGGAATCAGACGACGATGGTATATTTTGGTCGGAAGAAGACTTTAATGACAGCCTTAATAAGTTGTTCGGAACAGTTGCTTTCCCTGAACTGAATAAAGGGGAATGTATGGAGATAGAACTTGTATGTGAACTTAAAATGAAGTAACTATGAGGTTTTGGTATTGTATAGACGACATCGGAGATAAATGGCTTTATAAAGGGTCAGTAGCTCCAGTTAAGTATGAAGATATATGGAATAACTCCGATGAGGAACCAGAGGATTATGAGTGGATACCAGAAACGGAGATTGAGGATGTCTACGGTATAGACTTTATGGAATCACTTCCTAACATTGACGATGGAGAGATGGTTGAAATACGAATTAAATGTACAGCCGAGAAATGCGAATAGGAGCAACATCTGATTTACATGGAATACTTCCAGAAATAGAGCCCTGTGAGTTATTCTTCATATGTGGAGATATAATGCCACTGTCTGTTCAGTTAAATATGCCTGCTTCTCTAGAATGGTTAAAGACTGAGTTTATTCCGTGGGCTAACAATCTTCCGTGTAAACATGTTATATTTATAGCAGGTAATCATGACTTCTGGTTTGAAAGAAATGGAGGTATGGAACCTGAAATATATGAAACATTTAATAAACCTACGGATGGTAAGCTAGTATATCTCCATCATAAAATGTGGGATTACGAAGTAAAGCCTGGAGTCTTTGCTAAACTTAGAATCTTTGGAACTCCATACTGTAAGATCTTCGGTAATTGGGCATTTATGCGAGAATCGGAGACATTACAGGATAGATATTCCGATATTCCCATAGATTGCGATATTCTACTTTCTCATGATGCCCCTAAGATGTTAGGTTTAGGAGAGATACATACTGGAGCATGGGCAGGTAAAGATGCAGGCAATCCTTGGCTAGCAGACGAAATAATGCGTAAGCAACCAGATTATTGCTTTTGTGGACACATTCACAGTGGTAATCATGAATTACAGGAAATTACAGGTATTCATTTAGCCAATGTAAGCTTAGTGGGAGAAGATTATAATATTCATTATGAACCCTTATACTTAAATATCTAAAATGAAGTATACAGTTAATACTCCTGAAGTAATATATAGAGGACCCAGTTTGTGTACACTTTTAGCAATTGTATTTATAACTCTTAAGCTATTAGGAGTTTCTGCTGTAGCTACTTGGTCTTGGTGGTGGGTGCTGGCTCCATTATGGATACCAGTTGCCCTTGTATTCGGAATTTTAATAATTGCTCTAATAATTATAGTAATTGGGGCTGCTATAGCAGCATATAGTAAGTAGAATGGACAAGATCTTATTAATTGTAGACCCACAGGTAGATTTTATCAGTGGGTCTTTAGCTGTAGAAGGAGCTAAAGAGAAGATGGATGCTCTTGCTAGTGCATTACAGAACGGTGAAATTGACTGTGACTATGTAATGGTTACTAAGGACTTTCACCCATCTAATCACTGCTCCTTTAAAGAGAACGGAGGTCAATGGCCTCCACATTGTGTTAAAGGTACTACTGGTAGTTGTATATATGCCCCACTATGGAGTGTAATATGCAACTACGCCTATTGTAAAGATACAGACATCTTTATTAAAGGAGATAGTACTGACAAAGAAGAATATAGTATCTTTGATAATCTAGAAAGTCTTTCTGTTATATCAGACATATTACTTGATTTTGAATCTGACCCAGATAACGAAATTCGAGTAGTCGGTATAGCTGGTGATTATTGTGTGTATGAAACCATTTGTAGTTTAATAGCTATGGGGTATGCAGACAACATAATAGTAGATACTAAGTATATAGCCTCTATAGACGGAGGAGATAAACTAGTTGAACTAATTAAAGAATATAACTTAAAATGGGATTAATTTATGCTATTTCAGTACTGGTGTTTGTATGTGTAATTGCTAGTGTTTATTCTAATGAAGTTACTAGGCCTTATCTTACTACTAAAGTAGTAGTGTTTACGGGCATAGTAGGCTTGATTCCTTATGTCAATGCTATTCTAGTAATAGGCTCTATAGTGCAGAGAATAACTAACCATAAAGAGTATAGTACCTGGTCTAAGGAATATAGAGATAGTAGAATAATAGAATCATTACAAACTATCGATTCAATAGTGTGTAGAATTATAGAAATGTTTAAACGAGATGATAATTAAATCTATATTAGATACAGATTTATATAAGTTTACAACTTCGTATGCTTATATGAAATTATTTCCTCAAGCTAGAGGAACTTTTGAATTTATTGATCGTGATAATACTGAGTATCCAGAAGACTTCATAGAGAGACTATACTTGGAGCTTGGTTCCCTAGGAATGCTACATCTTACTAAGGATGAACAAGAATATATGAATAATAATTGTAGATTCATTCCTCCAGTCTATTGGGAATGGCTATCTTCATTTAAATTCAATTCTGGCAAAATACAAGCATCCTTAGATGAAAACGGCCACTTACACATTAAAGTAACTGACTATCTTTATAAGGTTACTTTATATGAAGTACCTATTCTTGCAATAGTATCAGAATTGCGCAGCAGAATATTTGATAACAACTGTGATTTGGCTGACGTTATTAAGAGGCTATCACCTAAAATTAAGCTTTCTAATGTTGCCGGGATTAAATTCTCTGAATTTGGTACTAGAAGACGATTTAGTTATAATGTGCAAGACATAGTAGTATCTGCAATCAAGGAAGGATCTATTTATTGTACTGGTACTTCTAATTGCCATTTAGCAATGAAGTATGATATGCCTATGATGGGAACTCACCCACATGAATGGTTCATGTTCCATGGTGCTATGTATGGTTATAGGCAGGCTAACTATATGGCTCTTGAGAACTGGGTAAATGTGTATGATGGCGATCTAGGTATAGCATTGTCTGATACATATACCTCGTATACGTTTATGAAGAATCTGTCTCGTAAGCAAGCTAAACTGTTTGACGGAGTACGATGTGATTCTGGGGATGAATACAAGTTTATAAACGATATGATTAGTCGTTATAAAGAACTTGGTGTTGATTCCACGACTAAGACCATTGTCTTTAGTAATGCCCTAGATTTTGACAAATGTCAAGATATTATGGAATACTGTAGAGGTAGGATTAGATGTTCATTTGGTATTGGTACTAATCTTACTAACGATACTGGTTTTAAGCCAGCTAACATTGTAATGAAACTTACTAGCTGCCAAATGAATTTTAGCCAACCAATATTTGGTTGTGTTAAATTATCAGATGATGCCGGTAAACACACCGGTAAGATTGAGGATGTTCAAAGATGTTTAACTGATTTGGGATATGCATATAGAGTACCTTAGAAAGACTGTATACGGTTCAGTAATGAGCGTAGAAGAATTGAATGAGCTGGCAGCACAGGGATGGATTCTCTGTGCTGCCGTTAAAATGACCGAAGCTCAATATAACTATCTGTTTTATAAACACAGTTAATATGAAGTTTGAATATAAAATGTTAGAAAGAGTCTATCCAGTATCAGAGAGTGAATTAGACGCTCTAGGGTCTTTAGGCTGGGAATTAGTAGGAATGGTATCTCATGAATATTCTAAACGTGTAGACATTGCTATTTCTACTAAGATTTCAAGACTTATATACACATTTAAACGTGAATTGAAATGAATAACTTGGATTATGGTAAAGTGTTTGAAGTTCTAGTAAAGGAGACTGCAAACTATGTAAAAGTTAATAATCTCAGGGCAATGGTATTAGGCATTAGTGGAGGAATTGACTCCACTGTTGTTGCTGCTATTTGCCATGAAGTAAGTAAACAGACTGGCATTCTGCTTATAGGTAGAAGTCTTCCTATTAAGAATAAGAGTGACGAGTTTGCTACATCTGTACATGTGGGAGAAGCCTTCTGCAATGAGTTTAAAGTTTATAGACTTGAGCGTTCTTATCGTGCAGCTCTCTTTGATGCCTGTGCTGATGCAGGTGATGTTAATATGGCTAACTCTTACTATCTCGATGAGTTGGAAGAGATGCCAAGTAGAACTCCAATTGCTAATGGTAATCTTCAGGCTAGATGCAGGATGATGTATTTATATGATATAGCTAGTCGTTATAAAGGATTAGTAATGAGTACAGATAATCAAACTGAATATCAGCTTGGATTCTGGACTATTCATGGTGATGTAGGTGACTTTGACCCTATTCAAGACCTGTGGAAGACTGAAGTTTACGGACTGGCAAACTATTTGCAAGACCATTATAAAAGTAAAGCTTTAGAAGCTCTTCGTAATGATTATAAAGAAACTTGCGATAATTATAAAGCAATGTCATGTGCTATATATAATTCTTGCAAGCTAGTTCCCACTGATGGTCTTGGTATTAGTAATAGTGATTTAGAACAAATAGGTGCCAAAAGTTATGCTGAAGTTGATGATATACTCTCTAGATATATTCCATTTAAGGAGTATCGTCAGAAGCATGGAGAACCATTACATCCTCACGATGAAATGGCAGAGTCTGATTGTTGGTCACAGCTATGTGCTAGACATGGAGAAGATGTAGTTAATAAGGTTTGGGACCGCCATCTAGCTTCTGAATTTAAACGTAAGAAAGCGCCAATTTATATATCTAGAAAGTTATATGAATAGAGTAGGTTTATTCTTTGGCTCATTCGATCCTCCTCACATTGGACATGCCAATGTAGTAATGGGAGTTGTTAATTCTAAACTAGTAGATAAAGTATTAGTCATTCCTGCATATCAGAATGTATGGAAGAGTAACAGTTCCAAATTCTCTTATAGACTTGCTATGTGCAGAATGACATTTAGTCCATTAGCACCGGAAGTATATGTGAATGCTGTGGAGAAATCAATGTATGTACCTAGCTACAGTAAAGGTATTCCGACCTATGATGTGTTAATGGAATTAAAATCACAAATGCCTAATAATGAATTAGTAATTATTACTACTCCAGAGACCTATAGTGAGATTCCTTTATGGCATAACGGATCTACAATACTTAAAAACTATAAGTTTATTATGGTAATTAACGGAGAAGAACCTCCGTATGGCTTACCAGATAACGTATCACTAGTATATGTTCCAACTATCAGAATGTGTTACAGATAAAGAATTTATTAACTTTAATGATACTTATTGATGAAGAATTATCCGATTAAAATTGAAACAGGTGAACATGCTGGAGAAACAGTTTGGGTTCATCGTAGTATTGCTGTTGTAGGGTTTGTATTCTGCAAGATTAACAATGAATGGTGTGTTCTTGCTAACCAAAGAGGCGAGGGAGCACCGGACTTTCAAGGATATTGGAACTGTCCTTGTGGTTATTTGGACTTCGATGAAACATTAGCAGAGGCCTGCTCTAGGGAAATTTATGAGGAAACTGGAGCTAAGGTTGAACCTAGTGCTCTTTACATGTGTAGTATTAATGATGACCCGAAAGATTCCAATAGACAGAATGTTACCATGAGATTCATGGCTGTAGTAGACGAGAGTCATATTGGTATTTCTACTAATGCTATTAAGGGACAGCTAGGTGGAGAGGAGAATGAAGTAAAAGCTATCATGTGGGTTAAAATGTCTGACCTTGACAACTATCAGTGGGCATTTAATCACAAACATCTTATTGAAGGCGTCTTTCATACTTATGTAGATTATGAAGAAATAGAAAACTTAGACAATTTATTTGCGGAATGATATACTTTATTAGTGGACACAGAGACATAACTCAAGAAGAGTTTGATGCTAATTATGTACCAGCTATAGAAGATGCTATAGATAATGCACAAACTGCTTGGGAAGATTGTGCATTCATAGTTGGTGATTGTAAGGGTTGTGACCAAATGGCAGCTGAATATATAGCAAAATATATTGAAGAGAATATGGATGATTGGGACTGTGTTCCTTGTACACTTACCATTCATCATATGTTCTCTGAGCCTAGATTTAGAGTTGGAACTAAGGCTGACGATGGCAACTATTATATAGACGTTAGAGAACGCTTCAATGAAGGTGTAGAAGACGAATCTGATCTGGTAACACTAGAGGATTGTCCTCAAGTACATTATGTCGGAGGCTACGAATGTGATACTGATAGAGACTCAGCAATGACAACCTTCTCTGATGTGGATATAGCATTCTTAAGAGGTAAGTCTAAATGGAAATCTGGTACAGCTGAGAACATTCTCCGTAGACACAATATGAGTTCTAATTAGAACTTATAAACTAGAAGTTGAACTTATTGAGAATATAAGACATGAATCTTAGATTCAAAGAGGGGCAGATGGTTAAGATGACAGGCCACGATGATATGATAGTTGAAGGTGCTATAGGTATTATAACTGACGTGCAAACAGAAACCGTAAAAGTACTTTGGGGTGGTATGTCCGCTTTTAAAGTTGATTATAAATATAGGTACGGACTTAAAGAAATCACAACTACTGAAGTAGATCCTAAGAACATCGAAGTGGCTGATAAACTTAGTTCCTGGCCTACAGAACCTCTAAGAAGATACTACATTGATGATTGTGTTAAGTATATAGGAAAGGATACTGGAAATCTCCAATATGGAGACTTACTCTGTATATATGCCATGAATTATTCCAAGCATGAATTGCAATGTATCAAGCTTAGTGATTATAATATATATACTATAAGTACCTCAGATTGTGTACTCCACAGTATTTGTTACCCATTACGGAAAGGCACTAGAGTTGTAACATCTATGGTTTCTGAGTATACTAAGAGAGGTAAAACTGGTTTTATACTTAAAACAGACTATAGAACATGCTTACCTTATTGTGTCAAATGGGACGATGATAGTACATCTTGGGTTATAGGCTGTACTATAACTACAGAAACTCCGGAAGATTCAATAATAGAGGAGTCTATAGGAGATGAGATAGTCCTTACATTAGAAAATGGATTCTCTAGGGAAGTAACATTTTATGAGAGGAATTAATAAATATTTATTCTTGGACATAGATGGAGTACTTAATAGTGTTTCATGGTATCGGGAGGAATGGCTTGATTCTCAAACAGAACCTTATGTCTACGCTATAGTAGACGACGATAGAGATATGCTATCTCATCAGAGGAAGTACTTTATAAAAACTAATACAGTTATAGGCATTACTGATGAGGATGTTAGACATATAATTAATATTTTAAATAGGAATGATATGTGGAATGATAAATTGAATGCAATGATTGCTGATTCTATGAAGAAGCATGACACTACACGTACTAATGTGTATAGAGCTATTAAGACTGCATTTACTAATTATGCAGCAGCTAAGAATGCTAAACCTTTGGATGAAGCTGCGGAAATCTCTATTATTAAGAAGATGAGGGATGAAAGATGGGCTAATGCAGAAACCTATCAAACAGCAGGGCGTATGGACTTATCGGCAGTCGAGGCTGATGAGGCTGAGATACTAGAGGAGTTGCTTCCTAAAGAACCTACTAAAGAAGAATTGAATACTGCATTACTTGAACTTGCATTAGATAAAGGATGGTATGACGATAATGAAGAACATGATATTCATCCAGTACAAATCCCTAAGAATCAGATGGGGATAGCTGTCAAAGAATTGAAAGCTAAATATCCAGCTGCTGATGGGAAGAAGATTGCAGACTTAGTTAAAGCTAATTTATGTAATTAATGACATTAAAAGAAATTGTAACTTTACCTTATCCGGCCAGATTTACACATGCTATAGCTGGAGTGCTTTATTATCAGATAGAAACTGAGAACCAAAGAATTATGTTCCCGGTGGATATGAATGATAAAGAGGATGTAGGGACTGCTACATTTGTGGCAGCATATCCTAAACCCATTACTTTAATGAGATATATTCGTAAAGCTATAGATAGTGGAGAGCTAGTAACTGTTACTATGTGCGATGCCGAGGTATAACGTAAGTATTTATAGGGAGCTTAGATGTCGTTTATATTTTGACATGGAAGTAGAAGCTGACAGCAAAGATGAAGCTTGGGAGAAAGCTATGGACACAGTAGATTACGGAGATTTAGACGTAAGAGATTGTGAATATAGTGATGATTGTATAACCCTCTTCGAAGAATGATAATCGGAATAGCTGGACGTAAACAATGTGGTAAAGACACCATTTGTAATATTATTAGATACTTAAATTACTTAAAGTATAACCAGATCTTTAAAGGTTTAGAGCCCTCCGCTGCACATTTTAACAATATGTTTAGTGATTATGGAGACGATTTAATTAAATTCTCTGAATGGGAGAAGCATGCCTTTGCCGATGCATTAAAAGCATGTAGTTCTCTTATATTAGGTGTTGACATGTGTTGCTTTGAAACTGAAGACTTTAAGGAATCTCCTACTACCTTAAACCTTGGAATGACCAATAGAGAGTTCTTACAAAAGCTAGGAACTGAAATTGGTAGAAACATTCATCCAGATTTATGGGTTTTGCATCTAATGCAAATCTATGAGTCTAACCCTGATTCTAAGTGGATTATTACTGACGTAAGGTTTCCTAACGAAGCTGATGCTATAATCTCTCATGGAGGAATAGTAATTAAAGTAGAAAGAGATACTGGTTTAGATGACCAGCATATTTCTGAACATGCTCTAGATGATTACGAGCATTTTAGTTATGTAATAAAGAATAATGGTACCATCGATGTATTGATTGATAAAGTCAAAGCATGCCTTGGTGACTATATTTAATAATAATGGCCTATGCAGGTGGAGTTAAACTCTACTTGTATAGGCCATTTTTTTATTACTGTGCTGTATCTTCCTCTATTGCATCTGCTGCAAGTTTGGACATATTATTAAGTTCTGTAGTCATTCCTTTAAATGTTCTACCAAGCCCAGTAGTTCCTGTGAGATAAGATGATAGAGATTTATCACCAAATGCAAACTCATAAGTATTATTAAAGAATGTACTTAAGTATCCTATAGATACAGGTTCTGAATTTTTAATAAGTCCTAGCAACACACTCCAGGGAGCTATATCTCCGTATGAACTGTTGTAACCTCTTTCAAATAGGCTAAATACAGTATCTCTCATGGCTTGAGACATGTTAGGATTTAAAGGATCTCTATCTTCCTCTCTAGTCTCTCCCCATAGTTCAATAAGGTATTTACCTATAGTTCCAAGTATCATCCATAAGAACATATCATGAGCTAATCTCTTTAAATTTGCTTTCTTTACACCGATCTCTTCATTCCAGATACTATCTCTAAATTCTGAGAATCCACCTTCATGTAAAGCCCTAAAGCAGTCTTTAATAGTATAATAAATACCTTCTAGATATCTGTCCTCATTAATAGTAGCAGGAACTCCAGTGTTCTCAGTAGTGACTATTACTATAGAATTACCGTTCTCGTCCACCTCATCTTTATACCATAATAAATCACCATTGTCATTCTTAGCTTGAACTCTTCCAGCTAAATTATAATTCTTGGGTTTAAGTAAATAGGCATTTCTAGTTGCAGATAAATAGGTTTTAAACTGTCCGAATAATGCTCCCATAAATGTCTTCTCAGCCAAAGCTCTACTTTCCTGGTCATAGTGTCCATAAATAAGATCTGACAAGGTTTTAGCAGCCAATATTTCATCTTTAGTATAGGCAAATGGTAAATCATCTCCTTCTTTTAGATTTAATCCATTGTCTCTATTATAGGCTTCCATTATAGATAAATAAAGTCCTCTTTGCTTATTGTATTCAGGATTACTCTTATTACCAGAAGCATATACTGCTAGACGCTTATCTTTCTTCCAATTATATTTAATGCCCTCATCAGTCATTTCTAATGCATCCCATGTACCATCATGTAAGCATTGAGCTACAAATATGGTCATACGATGGAAATAATCCGGGGCAGTAGTTAACTGATAGGCATGTCTAGACATATTAGCTAATCCAGATTTGTTACTAATAAGTCGTTTATTTAGAACTTGCATATCTATATTAGCTAGTCTAATCATATTGTTAATAGCCTCAATCTTAGTAGTCCTACTAAGCATATCTGGCCCTTCTTTGGTTACTAAAGCCATAGCTTGAGCCAAATCCTTTCTGGTAAACTTCTCATCAGTATAGTACATTTTACTAAAGGCTAGAGATGACTGCTTCCACATACCATTAATCATATCACGAACACCCCCAGTAACGTTAAATGCAAGTAGTCCAAAAGATGCTAGTCTTTTAATAGGGTTAAGATATTTAAAAGCTCGACGGCCTTCTTCACTAATAATAGATTGGTTAAATACGGCTACCTTTAAATAGTTGTCTAAAGTCTCATTAAGGACTGATAAATCTGTATCCGTAGACTTAGCATATCCTAATAATGACATCTTTATTCCCTTAATTGCAGGTAATATAATATCCAACTGTTCCTTTCTAGCTGATGCAAACTTATAAGTAGTTACTAAGGTTTCTATGTTACGTTCCCAGAAATCTAGTTTATATTCAGCTAATAAGGCATCTCTAGCTTCCTCGCTGGCTTCTGATAAATTAAATCTATTGTACATTTCGTACCTAGTAATTACTTTCTGTTTGTCGCTATACTCCCTATCACTATAAGCATCATTTTGGGATCTATTCCAATAATCCCTAAATCTTCCAGTTACGTCCTTTACCTCTTGGTTAATCCACTTACTAATTCCCATTTGTAGAATCTGATTATCAGCTTCCATAAGAGGAACCCAGAACCACTTCTCGGTCTTCTTAAGTTGCTTTACCGTCTCGCTATCTTCAGACAAGCTTCTGATATTAGGGAATCTTTCTTGGTTTATAAGCCACAGTGCTTGCTTTAAGAATCGTCTTTCCTCTGAAGTAAGTGGAGTACTGCTATCATAAGGATCTACAAATAACATCTTATTATTAAGACTTCCGTCAGAATTTCTTCTAAAGAAATTATTATACAGCTTAACCTGATCTCCTATAACAATGTTTCTGGCATTACTGTAACCTTTATCTTTCCATAAGGGTTTTACATATCCGGTAAGGAATTTCTCATGATAAGGAGTCATTTCTCTAGTAACGTTATCAAATGCACCTCTCACAGCAAGAGTAATTTGGCGTAAGTTATCCTCTGGAAATAAATCCGGATTAGTTATCATACCTCCAGATAAAGGAGTTCCTTTCTGTGTATATCTAGAAATCTCTTTAGGTTGAAGGAAGTCTAATCCTTTATAATAAGCTATAGCCTGTAATATTGACTTGTATAGTCTTTCTATTCCAGTGTTAGAAGATTCATTAGCTATAGATTCTAGAGAACCTCCAACTATCTTACCAAGACGTTCTCCATTCTCCATCCTTCTAGCTAGGGCTATTAGTCTATTGGCTATCTCATTCTTATTTACGGTATTAATGTTGAATAATTCCTTAGATAAAGCCTCTATATCTCTAGACAAACTATTAGTAAGTTTACCATTAGGTCTGTTCATCAAAGCTAGGAACTCATTCTTAATAACATCCAATTCATCCATAAAGGACAATTTGTTAATATTATTATTAACTTTAGCTGCTTTGGCTAACAGATTAAATGTTTCCTTTATCTGTCTTGAAGTAGCAGTAGTAGCTTTAGAGTCTTCTGTATTAATTACTTTAATGTCTCCTATTTTAAATACATCAGTTAATGCATTAGGAATCTCATTAATGGCAGCCATTATCTTCATTAACTCAATATTGCCATTAGTTGCCAATAATATCATTTTGTTATTAAGAGCATATGCGTTCTTTTCATATTCTCCTAACATTGTAGTTCCTAAAGATAGCTTAAGTTCAGTATGTAAATCATGATGGCTTAATGCAATAAAATCAATTTGTTTGGTAATAGTATTACTAATAGCTACAATTCCTAATTGTTTTAGTGCTTCTATATTTACTAATTCCCATCCTGGATCGTTAACATATTTCTGGAATGTAGTTACTACAAAGGCATTAGTAGTATATCCAGTAGTAGGACTCACATCCTCCAACGGAATTTTACCATCAATGGCTCTTTTAAGATCATAGATAAATTTGTTAGTCTTAAGTCTATGATTCTTAACCATCTTATTTAGGTATTTCTCTACTTCTACTCTAAGTTCCGCATTCTTCTCTTTAGGTGAATCTTCTTTGATATAGATAGGCTTTCCTTTACTGTAGAAATCTTTAAAATACCATCTGCCCTCAGAGGGATTCGGAGAATCATAAACATGATTTGCAATAAAAGCATCTACATCAATTTGCTCTCTAATTGATTTAATCTTAGGATTAGGTATAAACTTACTAAGAGTATCTAGTACATTATCTCTAATAGATTCCCCTATAGTTTCATCGGTAAGTCTTACTGGAATTGCATAACTCACATTATTATAAAATTCACCTACTCCCCAAGCTAGTCTATTAATGGTGCCTCCAGAATCTTTAGTTCTGTCTTGCACTCCTTCGAAGCTAACTCCAGTTAATTCCCCATCCTCTAGCCCTTCCAGATGCATAGGTACTATATTCAGTTCCATATTAGCAGCAGGAATACCTTTGGAAGCTAACATTTGTCTATAGAAAGCTAACTGGTAATCATACTTAGTTTGCTTAGCAGCATCCCACCTATCAGACAACTTTGCAGAACTTTTGAAGACATATAAATGCGGCTGACCATCCTCACCTATCACTACTAAGTCTATAGAACCTATTATATTAACTCCATCCAATGTTTTAGAATCTATAGTAAATTGAGGCAGTAGTTTAGCGTCCTGTCCATGTGCCTTATAGATTTCATCTTTAAAAGATGCCATATTCTTGTATACACTCCTGACAGCTTGTTCACTAAATACTCCAGCATACTTATCTATAAGCTCTTCTAATGACATATGACCAGCAAAGTAATCACCTAAAACAGCATGTAATTCAGCCCCAATATCTGCTATTCTCTCCCACATTTCCATAGTATTATTAACCTGCTCTTCAGCTTCAGCATGAGTCATACCCTTGGATACCAATTCATTTATAGTATTATTTCTCCAATTCTTAATACTGAACGGCTGTCCTAAGAAAGTTTCTTTAGAATCTTTGGTAATAGTAGCAGTTTCTAAGAAATCTGTAACTGACATGTTAGAACCTTCTGCTTTGTACATAATATCACCAGATACAGGGTCTACTCCGTTGCTGTTGAGTTTAGCAGTAGCTTTAATAGATCTTAACTTAGCTACCATTTCGGACTGCTTAGTGTCTTGGCTAAACACAATATCTGATATAAGTCCCATTTCAATTTGGTTCTTATGTCCTATTAAGAAGTCAAACAATTCAGCATAATCGTTAAATTGCTGTATTTGACCATTTATATTTAAACTGTATGTACAAGCCATTAACAATCCTCCTTTAAATTACCACTTTTAATCATTCTTTCTATTAGATTAGTAATTACACGAGATTCAGATGCCATATCCATATCAAAACCTTCTCTAAAGTCCTTATTAACTAAAGCACTACCAAATTCTGACATTATATCATCTATGCTCATGTTAAGTAATTTACCTAATTTCTCATCTTTAATGTCTTCCGAAGTTTGGAATGTGTTTTGAGTTTTGGCTTTAAATAGTTCTCCCAGGGCATCCAAGTCAGTTTCCTTACCTTCAAACCACGTGTCTGCAATCTTACTAAAGTAATTACCAAACTCTGTAACAAATATTTCTTCATTTAAGTCTGTAACTGCTCTACTGTCTCCTATATTCCTAAATGCTTGTACTTTATCATCATAATCAGAAAGTTGCTCTACTTGGTTTACTAATCCGTAATATAAATCTGAATTAGTCCTCTTAATGGAACCCATAATAAGATGTGCAAATTCATGTAATGAATCAGCAGTTGTTGCTCTGTCTACATTTAAATATATTTCTCCATTATAAATAAATGCATTAGTTCTACCTACATTGGGTATTACACCCTTAAAAGAATCTGCTAATTCTCTGGCTGTAACTACATTAATTTTAATACCATAATTCTTTCCAAGATGATTAGCTATTTCTACCATTTCACTTTTAAATGACCTTGGCACCTTCTTATGAACTGGAACGTTGGTGCTCATTTGAAGCTTCTGTAAGTTATATTTATCCCCAGCTGCTGCAACTACTTCATACACTGATTCACTAGCATTTTCGATTATATTTAACGCCTTAGTAATAAGCTCAGTTTCATAATTTAATTTGTCCGGGGTAAGCATACTAGGAACCTTATTATTATATAAAGCATTATGGGTTTCTGGATCTCTAAGTTGGTTCTTAAGTAAGAAGAACGTCGCTACTTTCTCCGGAGTATCTAATATAGATTGAATGTTAATTCCTTGTTCATTCAGTGATGTTAATATTTTATTGTATTGTGGCTTCTTCATCATTTCAGACACGAAGTTATTAAATGTTATAGACTTAATAAGCTTCTTGTCATTATATAGATTTATTTTATCATCTAATGTAATATCTAATACACTAAATCTATCTCCTATTTCCAACTTAGAACTAGAAGATATGTTAACTTTGTCTCCAGGTTTCTTCTTAATACTAGTTGCTACTGATTCAAAGTTAATAGGTCTATTTAGCTGTAGTGTAATCAGGTTTTTAGCATGTTTTAAACTGTCTACACCAGAGGTATGTATATTATCAGCAGTAGTTATTAATTTATCACTAATATAGTACTTATTATTATATCTGATTATATTATACCCATTATAGTTCTCTATATAATCTACGATATCTCCAGTGTATTCTGTATTAACAATAGATTTATCAAATACAGGTTTCTTGACAGTGTTTCTTAATAACAATCCACTATCACTAATATATGCTATGTCTATAAACTTACCATTATGTATATTGTTATTAATGTCTTGAATAGCAGACACTATATTATCTTCAGTTGCCTCACCATAACCGTGATTCTCCATAAAGGACTCTATATCTTGTCTAGATATTTTGAGATACTTTCCAGATATTTTAGCTCTATCTATTAAGGCCTGAGCAGATGGGTTATCATAACTGATGGACTCTTGCTCTGGAGCACCTATTAAGTCATTAAATATTTTATTAAAGGTTCCAATTAATCCTGTCTTATATAAAGCGTCACTTAATGAAGCACTAGAATAGAAATAATGAGTAAATGCAGAGACAACATTAGACTTACTGGCGACAAATTTACCATCTGAATAGCCTATTTTACTTAACGTAATCATAGCTCTTCTAGATGTAGTGGGGTCAGTGGCTAGTATTTTAGCTGCTGTAGCTATATTAGAGTATAATCCATCTACAACTTCTTTGGGAGCTTTATCCATTAAAGATGATACATATAATTGTTTTAAATGTGTCTCTATATGATCTGGAGTAGGTTTAATCACTGCTAATGAATTACCTTGATAATTAAATATTCCGTAATTACTATTCCAATTTACACTGAATTTAGCATCAGTAAGTAAGATGTTATAGGCGTTTAAATCAACTCCTTCTTTCTGTAAAGCATCTACAAGATATCTTATATTAGGTGTGTCAAACTCATTTCTAATAGTATTTAGATTGTAATTACCAGAAGGTAATGTAAATCCCTGTCTATTACTATTAATATTGAAGTTAGCTAGAGGAAATCCTCCAGAGTTAACGGCAGCAATAAACTCATCATATGCTTCTTTATTACCCATTAAAGCACCTACTGCATCCTCTAAAGACATTTCACTAGCATCGGGAACTTCCAGCTTGATTACGCTGGAAGCCCCTTTGTTAGAATTTATTATAATTTCAACTGAACAACTCATATTAACACTTGATTCTCATTTGTATAGTATTACGTCTCATTAGACTTTTGATCTTACCTACTAAGGTATTAAGTGATTCGGAAGAGTTAATTACTAATTCCTTCATTCTGTTACTCTGGTTAGGAGTATTTATTACGAAGTAATTGTCACGTAACCTTAATGAATCCTCATCTTCCATATTTGGTACTTCATCTACCATATAGTAGTCATCTCCGCTTCTCATATATAGAAATAATCTACCTGTATCATCGTCTTTAATTCTAATGTATTTATCCCTAGCTCTACCTTTAGAACTTTCACTTACTATAGGTGCCATCCTAATAAGGGCATCCTCCAATGAGAATGAGTCCATATTAACATCAAGCCAGTAGTCAGCGTTACCTACATAATTATGAAAGTCAGTTAACATATCACTAACATCAACTCCATCTATTGTATTAAATAGGGAAGTTAATCTGTCAGCACCATACTGATTCTTATTAACTACTAGATTATACAAAAAGAACCAATCTGTTAAAGATACTCCTTGAAGTTCTATCTTCTTAAGAGCAGCAAAGTCTCTTTGGTATCTACTAAATACTGGATCTGTTTCAGTACTTAACATATTAATTGGCAACTTCATATAAGTTACATTAGACCTAGTAAATGGATCTAATCTTCTGTTTCTACTTAATCCCTGTATGAAACTATTAATAAGTAAGGATCTTACTCTTTTATTACCTACAACTCCGTTCTTTAATGCAGGAATTACCTCTCTTTCCATCCACATTTTAAAGTTAGCAATTCCCTCATTAGTAGACAAATTAAATACTTCTCCACCAGGACCAGCTGAGTGTATAGTCATGTCGGATCCTATGTATTCCTGCCCTTCTTCCAATCTAAATACTACGTTTCTACGTGTAAGCCAATTATTAATTAAAACATTATCAGTATGAGATGCTAATGCGGCTAATTGCTCCTTTTTAACAGCTCTACCGTAAACTGGATTCTCTTTAATAAGAGCTTCTCTGTAGGAGTTTACTAGATTAAATTTAGTGCTTATATTTATGTCAGAAGTATCAGTAAGATTATAAATATCAAATAGTGCTTTGAAATGAGGAATTTTAGTAATCATGTCAAATATGTTCCAAGTTCCCTTAATAATATTATAGTAATCAATTGTAGTCTGTCTGTAGCCATTATTGACTGGATCTAAGAACTTTCTAATACTAAAACCTCCATTTACTATATTCTGAGACACCGCATCTTTAACTATATTTCTGACCGCAGTTTCTTCTAAATATGGCTTCTCTTTCAATACATTAACAATTAGTTCATCAACATTAAACCCATTACTGCTAGTTAGATACTTACGCTCCCTATTAGTAATAGCTGATTCATAAGTATTCAACATTGCCATTTTACCTGCAATATCAGTTGGCATACCTTGATTTAACCCGTAGAATCTACCAAGAAGTTCAGTCTCTCTTGCATCAAAATTAATATTCTTGAACTCAGTGAATTTATCTGGATCTATCCTTCTCTTCATCTTCAACAAGTATTCATATTCTTCTAGGAATCTAAATTCTCTAAAGTTCTTAGCAGGGAATATGTCTTCGATGCTACCATTATTAGCAAATCTATCTTTAATTTCTTGAATCCACTCACCTCTCTTGGCAAACATTCCAGGATTGTCAACAGACACTCTAGCATATAATCCCTTCAGTCCGTCATTATTTAAATAGTTTCTAATATTAGGACCTTCTTCTAATGACCTAATTACTGAGTTAACAGATGCTGTTTCGTGATATTCATCAAATACGTTAACCTTCATCAAGTCATTGACCGTTTGCACTGTAGGTGTAGTCATTAGATTCTTTGCTATATCATTAAAACTGAATCCTAACATAATCATATGTAGATACATACCAGCTAGATTAGGACCAGCATTAATTTTAGATAGAATCAACTCCTTGGCATTATCGGTTGCAGCAGATAGTAAAGCTGAGATAACCAATGATTGGTCAGGTTGTACTCCTAATTGCTCTTGAATAACTCTAGAAACATCTTCCTGAGTTAATTGTTGCTCAGTAGCAGTCCTAATTAGGTTCTCCCAATAATTCTTCTCTGGAGCTAAATCAGTAAAGTTAATGTTGGCCATTATGTTTCTGAGGGTATCTACAGTAATTATTTTGCCATCCTCTGACACCTTGCTCTGAATACCTTTATAAACATTAGAGAAGAACATGTTGTTCATCCACTTAGAATCTCCACTTCTAATGCCTTCATTAAAATAATAACAGTTAGCAAAGAATACTTTCTCACCAACAGCTGCAATACCAATTACCTGTTTACCATCCATATTCTGCATCTGCATTACCCATTTAGCAGAAGGAGACATAAGAGTAATTTTGTTAGCCTCCTTACCAGAAGTAGAATGCTCAGCAGCAGCTTGAGGATCTCCCATTTCAATTGGAGAATATGCTTGAGTCATATTCTTTAGGTCTTGGATAATGTTACTAATACTAGCCGATACAGAGTTTCTAAATGCAGGCAAAGTATTAATAGCTCTTATCTTCTGACGACCATTCTTTACTCTTCTACCGTTCTCATCACGTTCTTCAGTCATGTACATAGAATGGTTATTTATTCTGCTTAGAATAAAATCAGCATTCTTAGTGTCCGACCCAGTATAACTTACTAAGTTAGTATCATCAATTGCAGTAAGTAACTCAGCTATGATCGGTAGAGATTCTGGGTTATAGAAATTCTCCTCATTAAGCATTTCTACGTAATTAGTAATATCTACAGCTCCAGGAGCATAACTATATGCATATAGTTTACCGTTAGGAGTAGGTAGTCTTTCAGACATTCTAAGAGCTTCTATAGAATTGAAATTGAAGTATGGAGACCATCCTATATAATTACCATTAGTATCAAAATCATAACCCATTACGTAGGCTTTATCAATATCCGTTTAACCTCATACCTTTCAATATGAGACTGACTATATCATCACTCTATCTCTAGAGTGTCTCGCACTTCGGAACCAGCTTTCTGCTGTGCTATAAATTCTTCTTTAGTAAAGTTATCTCTAATTTTATAGAGTAATGATGGAACCTGTTCTATATATGGACGTATAATTTGTATGAACGCTGCACAATCAGATTCAGTGGAACTAGCAATAGAATAAGTTCCCTTTCCTTCTTTAAAAGGTCTAAATTGCACATCCCAAACTTCTTTGAAATAATCAATTACTACTTGAGCTGTATCTAAATCAACACACGTAGCTATTTTGATTGTATGTTGTATTGAGCTACGCTGTTTTGAAGTGTTTACGTTTATACAACCATCATCCATATACCATATAGCTAACCCGATAGGGGTAAGCCAATTCAATAATCTTCTAGTAATATGTTTCTTAGGAGTATAGACTGTTCTCCTTAAGGCTTTTATAGTTGGGTTAAGTGACATCTGAGAGTATAAAACTTTGTTTCCTTTATTATATCCACATGTTGATATATACTCCTTAACACCATTGTTCTTAAACCCAAACTTGTTTAATAAGTCTATCTTCCATTCTAGAAACTCTCTTTGAGCTTCAGAATGACTTAGCTTGAATACATAATTACTAGATATTGTTCCATCTCCTAAAAGAAGGCCTATAAGTAGGCTCTTTTGTTCTTTACTAAGTTTCTTTGTTATTCTTCTAGCCATTTACCTAATATTTTGAGTTAAACATTAGATAAAAGTTCCTACTCCCTTACGGGATAGTCGATGAACTTTCATCCTTATAAACACAAAGATATTAAAACTTTTGTCAATTAACTAGTCTTATTATCCAAATATTTATCTAGGATGCTTAGCTGCGGATTGTCCAATCTTAACCTTTTTTACTTTACCAACAATAGTTAATTGCTGCCACTAGATGTATTACTACTCTAGTTTAGTAGGTTAAGCTCTAAGGAGTTCCCCGTCAATTCACGAGATTTATTATAGTGACTACAATATTAATATGTCACCTAACTAAACAGTTAAAATTAGATCAATAGTCACTTCCCTGTAGCCAAGTTTGCCAGTGAGATACATGTACCACATTCTTATCAGAATCATTAAATGCTACTGCTTTCATCTTCATAAATGATTGCATCGTCTGTGCTGGAATACGAGCTACAGTAAATTCAAGAGATTTCTGGAATGATACAAACTTCTTCTTAGCAGCAGTAATCTTTCTAGATTTCTCTAAAGCCTCTAGTTCATAAGCTATTTTAGATACGCTAAAATCATCTTTAACTAATGCTTTAGTATATGTGTCATACAATCCTTTCAATAACCTGTCACTTCTGTCCTTACCCTGTTCTATAACTCCTTGTAATGTTGCTTTGTCTTTGATGTACTGACTGATTTTAATGGAATCAAAATCGTCAGTTTTATAAATATCCATTACATTATCAGGAGTACTAACAACTAAAACTTCTTCAACAGAATTACCATCAATCGCATTATAGGATGTTACTAACTCATGATAATTACCTTCAGCATCGTAATATCCACTTTCATATAATTTATTACCATCTTTGTCTATTCTAAAGATACTATCTCCAACTCTCATGAAGTCATCGTCAGTAAGAGTTTTATTAACTGATAGCTTATCTATGATAGTAGTAGATGTATTAAATGCAATATATACGTGTTTACCACTTCCTCTAGTAAATGCTATATCAAATAATTTAGTTTTAGGAGTATGGTATTTATCATACTTATTAACAAAGAATTGGTATCCTTGTGTAAGTACATCATTAATACTATCATTAGGACCTAAATTAAATTGATTAACATATAACTTACTAATTACTAATTCAGCAGGATTATTAACTAGATTTTGAATTGGAATAGCTATATTACCATTAGGCAGTTCCATTAAGTATCTACCTTCCGGAACGTATTTCTTGCTAAATGCTACTGGATCTTGATTATATTCCAATAACATATCTTCAGTAGCAGTCATATACCCTTTATCTAGTAACATGAATGTATTCTGAACATCAGCCTGTAATTTAGCTCCTATTTCTTTAGGAAGCTTCTTACGTTCAGTAAACGATGCTTGTATTGCTGGCATATCGAATATACTATGTCTCTTGCCAGTTGCATCATCCCAGTATATTTCGGCAGGTTTCAAGTCTGTAGGTCTAGTAATGTCAGTATAGAATGTAGAGAAATTCTTCTTGACGAAATTATAAGAATCATAATCGTTTACATATACTAACATATACTCTCCTTCGAGTTTCCATCCATTATCTTCCAAGAACTGAGGTACAGTTAATGCTATATCTCTATTTAGTCTCTCTAACTTAGACAGTGCCTTATTAAGGTCATCTTGAGCCTTAGATAGTTCAACCCCTTCACCATCTCCTCTATTAGCTTGATCTACTAGTCTAGTATACTTGCCAACTTCTAATTCGGCAAACTTTTTATTTCTAGTAGCGTCACTATTAATCTTGGCAACTACACTAGCCACTTCTTGGATAGGTATTTTAATTCTATCTCCAGGTAGTAACCTATCAATAGAATTAGCTGGTTCAGATTCAATTTTAGCCTGCTCTCTTTGTAAGTATTCATCTACTGATATTCCTTCATCAGCTGCAATTCGATATAAATCGTCATATCTATAATTCTGCCCTCCAATTCTATGTACCTGTATGATATTATATCCAGGAGCCATAACAGCACCCATACCTGGGAACTTTCTTTTAATAGCAGTCTTATTGATGTTGGACGTAAATGTAGATAAAGCCTTAGCAAATATAGAAGGATCACTATAAGGAATCTTATAAGCGTCAGCTCCATGTGAAGTTCTACGTTTCCTATCTAAAGCAAACTCCTCCTTAGCTTTCTGAATGATAGTTTTGGCAGTTCCTAATTCATCGCTGTTCTTATTTAATTCCTTAATAATAGCTTTACCAAATATCTCATACAAGTCTGATTTGACATCAGGATTATCAGTAGGTTTTATTCCAGTAAGAACATATACAGCTTCTTTAATATTACCTATAGAAGCTAATGCAACTTTACCTAAGCTTTTATATGCATTCTTAGCCATATCATGAGTAAATCCCATAGATTCAAGAGCTGAAATTACCTGAGAGAACTCGGTCATTGTTGACTGATGTTCTGGGTCGGTAACTACGTGGTCAGCATCCATCTGCATACCTAAGCCATCAGTATTAAAGTGCATTGTCATTAATGGAGAATCATCATACCAAGAGCTATCTGGATTTATATTTTGAGCTCCCACTTTAATTGCAGACTTATTAACTAAGTAAGCAATCATTTTATATTTGAGTGGCTGGTTGGTATTGCGTTGAGTAGGTATGTCTCCATTGGCTTTATACTGTCCTATATTATTAACATAAGTAGCAGTTACGGCTAATGAAGCATCGCTATATGCAAGTTCTCCATCTCTAAGTGATTCACTATAAACTCCTCCTAAAGCAGCATGTAATTCAAATAAAGAATTAATTGGAACGTTAGTATCAATTAATACATTAGCGGCACCTACTGCTTGTATTGGATTTCCATTTACATCTACCAACTGCTTACTAATATTATACAGTCCATTTCCTACTTTGTCTAGTCCTAGTATCTCATAATGATTGTTACCGTCTCTGTAAAATATTCTATCACCTCCAGTGACATCTCTTAGAGTCATTGGCTGACCAAATAAATTTACAGTAAGGTCTACATTAGCAGGAACATCCCAATCAGCTGTTGATTCACTCCATTTAAAATCAGACATCTTCTTGAATAAATTATATAATTTAATGTCTGATGTTAATGATTGACGAAGCCTTTCATTGTAAGCAGAGAAGGTAGCAAACTTTAATAAAGCTGCTGTACCATATCTTCCATTATAATCATGTCCAATAGGTTTCTTATCTTCTCCTACAGATGAATCTTGTAATGATAAGTTCTCCAAATAAGACATAATAGGATTACACCATGCAGAACCGTCATGTGCATCCACTTCTGCAATTTCACCTTTAAAGTTATATACAGGAGCTCCGACATCACTCATTACAGCTATTCTATACCAGGGTGGCACTCCAGTCAAACTATTCTGATGTAGATACTGTAATGTAGCTGGTACAATCACATTACGTTTTAACTCAGCAAGTTCTCTAGAAGAGTGTTCCATTTCTATTCCGTTAAATGAGTCAGGATCTAAACTACCATATTTAGCTTTATTTGGATGTGCAATGCTACTACCAGTAGTTACTAGTCTAAGGTTCTCTGATGTTAAGAAATCAGCTACAAAGTACCTTTCAATTAGAGGATTTAGAGTAATTTCTACATCATCTCTTAACCAATTACTATCTAAATCAGATAGTCTAGTAATATTAGTATTACCCTGTTTAGCTAATATAAGTTCTTGAGTATTCTCATTTACCCATAGTCTTTTATCAGCTCCTAATAACTTATCCGCAGCCTTTCTAAGAACTGTATTACTACGTCCGTTGGCATATACTAAAGGGAATGACATATTATTGTCAATCATGTCCTTAACAAACTTCTTACGTTCTCTAAGCATAGCTTTGTTAAACACATCCTCTTTAGCATACATTTCTGTAGCAAGGAAGTTTAAAAGTTTATTAGGAATCAGGCCTTCCTTAGTTTTGCCATTGAGTTCAAATGACCCTCCTTTATTAGTGTGAACGTTATCAATATTAGGGACTCCAGCAGCATAAGACATATTAGTGTACTCACCTGATGTAGTAACTGCTAATAAATTAGTAAAGTCTTGGTAGTCAAGTACATCTACTAATGAAACTGGTTCTTTAATATCAAGAGAGTCTAAAGCATCTACTATGCTACTAGCATCCATAAAATCACCAGCTGCTTGTGCTGCATCTAATGCTTGTAACAGTCTGTTTCTTTCTGAATCTAGAGATTCATTATGTTTAGCTATTTTAGCATTCTCAGCATCTACTTTACTCTGTTTAGATAGTATTCTGTTTGCAGCCTCAGGATTAATAGCCTGCAATCTTTGTAAGTATGTCTCTAAAGATTGTCTGTATACTTCTTTATAGTCACCCAATACATTATTGAATACTTCCTTATAATAAGTTCCTACAGTTCCTTTGATAGCACTAATAATGTCTTTAGTAGGTGAAGTAAGTAAATTAATAAGTAATGGCTTACCATTCTCATCAAGTACATCTATCTTATCTACACCAAGCTTCCACATTACAAATGTTCCCTTATCGGAATATACAGTAGGTTGTACATTGATAGTTACAGGTGCATTGCCATTCTTTGGTCTTAATAAGTTTCCATAGAAGTCATATACTAACGAAGAATATCCTATTTCTGCAACCGAGAACTTAGTAGCACTCTTCTTTATTCCATTTCTACTAACTACATCAGTTTTTATGGAAGTTCCCATTAGCATATTAGGATTTCGTCCAAATAGCGTATTCTTTAAAGCAGAACTAGGATTATCAAGTATATACTTTTTAACGTAGCTCCTAGTCAGTCCAGCTAAGTTAGCAATCCTACTATTAGGTATATTATTACCTTCGGCATTCTTAATAACTGACTTGTATATTTCTCCAGTTACTACCTGTTCAGCTGCTACAATATCATTAAGTATATTAATTAAATTAGGTCTAATAGCCTTTAATGAGTTTGAGGCTTTATCGTAGTAGAACCTTTCATTATTGTCTCCTAACTTCTCATTGTAATAGTTCAGAGTTTCTATATACGAACGTAATGATAAATTCTCAGGATTATTATTTTCATATCCATCATATACTGTATTAACAAATGCAGAACTGCTTGCAACAGCTACTAATTTATCAAGATAATCAAGATTATTAGCTTCATTTACATTTCTAAATGCAGCTAGTAAATCTACATTGCCTCTTAAGAATCCTGTATTAGCAAAGTCATCTATAAATTCTATTAAAGATACATATAATCTTTCTCCATCAGTAAGCACCTGTGGATTGTTCTCTTCATATATAGCTTTTAACTTAGTAAATGAAGGTTCTTCTAATATAGTATTTAGCCTTCCAAATTTAACGATATCAGAGTTTGATAATTCAAGCTTTCTTTGTCCTTTACTACTAACTGCATTGCTGTTATAAATTACAGTAACCTTTTCTCCTTTATATGGTAAAGTAAAAGAGACGTCGCCAGTAGTAGCGTTACTAACAGATATTCCCCACCTATTTAATAGGCCAGTCCTATCTGCCATAAGTTCGTTAGCAATATCAATATCATTCTCTCTCTGTATTTTACGTCTATTTACATTAGATTGCTTAATTTCAGAACTATCCAAATCTCTAGTATCACTATTAAGAGCATATTCTACATATCTGGCATTGTTAGTTCTGTCTACAACTCCAGATATAGAATCTAACAAATCGTAAGTAGTGATAGCTTTAGAAGTAAGATAGTCTCTATTTGCAATACTATATAAAGAGTTGAATTTATCTTTGTTATAGAACTTATCATAGATAGATTTAAATACGTTAAGATCGTTTACTTGGAATACCTTAGACCTAGTATCACTATTTAATATCTCCTTAAGAATTTCTCCTAAGTAATAATTAGGGGCGGAATGTAAATTTAAAACTAAATCCTGTAGTCTCTCCCCAAAGAACATAAAGTTGTATTCGTCTTTAATCTTGCTAAAAGAGTGAACGAATTGTTTTAAATTTAAATACTTGTCACCTATCTGCTCTCCAGTAACATGATTAATTACAGGAGTTTGTTCAATAAGTAATCTAGACACATTACCTATTTCAGATAATGCATCTACATTCTCATTAGTTCTCCATGTTTTAACCATATTAGAACCAGATCTAAATTGGTATTTATTAGTGCTCACAGGTAGTTCTATTCCTACATATCCCCTATTCCTAATTTCCATATTCTTTCCGAATAAGCTTTTAAGAATAGTATCGAAGTTACCGTTAGATAGAACAGCCCATGCATTGAATCCATCCACTAACATCTGATTCTTATAGAATCCTTCTATGTTTCTCTTCTTAGATACGAATGCACTGTCTAACGCAGATTTAGATATGTTTTCAAATATACTAGAAGCGGCATCCAGAACCTTCTGCATATTCTCTACATTAGGAATACCATCTAGGTAAATAGTATCTAGTATAGATGCATCAGTTTCTATACCTTCTTCAGAATTAGCTAATTTAATATAGTCAACTAATTTCTTAAATAAGATATTCTTATATTTAGCAATATAAACATTTAAATCATCATTGCTCTTAATAAGTCTACCGTCGGCAAAGTTAACTAATGAGGCTTCTATAATATTATACCTAAACTGATTCAGCATATACTCCTTAACTACAGAAGCAGAACCGTAAATATCACTAATGGATGGAGTTGCAACTCTTCTCTCCAATGGTTCTTCAATTACTTGAATGTCCTCAGGTTCGTCTTTAATGACAAGACTCTTGTCAACTTCCTCTACTGTAGAGGTTTCCGGATTAATACTGAATTTGGAACTTAATGGTACAGCATATTCAGCTAATAATTGTTCCTTCTGTGCATCTGTTAATCTTCTGGATGTTTTAACAAAATCTTCTAGAACCTCAGAAAGCGAGACATATTCTGTCTCGCTCTCCAGGTTAAATAGTCCAGTATTCTTCAAACTGTTGTAGAAGTCGTCTATGAAATTAGCAGTAGATATTACTGGCTCTTTCCTAAACTTTAATACTGTACTTCTTAGAGCAACCTCAGCATCAAGTCTGTGTTGCCCTATGTCAAAGTTAGTACATGCCATTTCTTATTAGATATTAAATTTACATCCTTGACTATCAATAATGTTCTTATTGGAAGCTAAAGAAGATATGTATTCTTGCACGTCAATTAAATCATCATTGTCTAACTGCTCATCAGTCAATAATCCTTCAAAATGGCTGTCAACTAGTTTGGCTTTATCCAATATAGCCTGAGCCTGCTCTGGAGTTACTGATGATAGAGACATTAATGTGTTAATTAAGTCAGCAATTTCAGATTCCCTAAGATTATCAAAATCGTTAAGTGTATCTGCGAATATCTTTAACTTCTGTTCTCTAGTTGGATCAAATGGAATTTCATACATAGTTGTATCTGCAATTTCTACTTTACCATCGAGAATAGAACCTTTTATTGTTTGTCCTCCCTGCAAAGTTACTGTAACTTCCTCTAGATTACTACCATTATATTCAACATTCTGAATTGCAGAATTATCAACAGAACCATCTACTTTCTTAGGTAGTACAGACGGACTCTTCTTATTTATTTCGTCTAGCAGGGTAGAATAACTATTTATAGTTAATAGTCCAGTGTCAAGAACTGTAGTATAAATACTTAATACAGTGTCATTATTCATCTTTAATTGTCTATTATTAACTGCATCAGAAAGCTTGACAGCTACTGAGCTACTATACTCTTTAATGATATCATTAATAGCAGCATCCCCTTCAGTCTCATATCTAGATTTAGCTCTGTCAGCTAAATCCTGTAAGGATTCATATCCACTTACATTAGACAGAGCTCCCATAGTTGACAAATTCATTCTGGAGTTAAATTCGTCTCTCTTAGCATGTAATATATCATCCTTAAATTCTACTTCTTTTAAACCAGTAGGGTCTATAGTAATTTCGAAATTAGGACTTTCTATAGCTACATCTATATGGAACTGATCTAAGTTATTTCTAGTGGGATAGAAATCTGAGGGTTGACTGTCATGAGAAGTCTGAAATCTTGGAGTATAGAATATTCCATCTATAAATGGAGCATATGTTGTAGTAGGAGCACCTTCCTTAATAGTTGGAGTGCCATGTAATATAACATTGAACATATTATTAAGTACAGAAAAAGCACTGGTCCTACCTGCATCTCTGACAGCTTCACCTATGCGAACATTAGTTGCTTCTAGTCTAGTTTCTATAGGTTTACCATCCGGTCCTTTTGCAGTAAATGAATAAGCATCACCTGCTTTATAACCTTTAGTGTACATCTTATAGATAGAGGATAGCAAACTAACAACTTTAAAAGATCCTCCCATATTTCCTAAAGCTGCATGTTTGACAGTTCTTACTCCATCACTGAATTTTATCTCTCCATTATCAGATATAAGTTGCTCTAGGATATTATCCATATTTCTTCCTTCTGTTCTAATTGTGAAATTAGTATCCTTAGGAAGTGAAATGTATTTACCTAAAACATCAAATATTTCATTTAATATAGTATATTGAGCCTTAGCAACTGCTGGATCTATATATACTCCATAAGTAAGTTTTCTAGATACTTTATTACCTGCATTGAATTCTTTCCATTCATTCTCACTAAGATTTATAGGTCTGACTACCATACCTGGAGCATTAGCCTTAATAGCATCAGCATAAGTAAGTCTAAACATAAATCCATTATAAGTAGAAGGATTCCAAGGAACTCTTTTAGCACCGTTAACCACAGATTGGTCTAGTAGTCCATTAAACTTATCAACTTCAGTTTGTCCTCTTACCTCGCTTAGATTATTAGTAGACATGTATGTCTTATAAGCATCTAAGAAGTTGTTAAGCCCAGCTCGATAATTCCATAATGCTACTAACATTCTAGCTGCTGTAGTATTACTTCCATATGTACCTATATAATCCTTAACCTGCTGTATATCAAGTTTACTCTTACCATCATCGTCAGTACTAGTTAAATCACTGAATGATAATGTAAAGTAGTCATTTATAAATGAACCATTAGGGGTAGCTACTATAGCTCTAATGATTGGTGGTACTCTATCTGCAACTTCTGCATTTGCCTCTTCATTAGAAAGACCCCTTGATTTAGCTTCATCAAATGCTCTTGCTCTCTTCTTCTGCATTTTGATATACATATCCGCTAGATTTGATTCAGTAACTTTCTCCCCGTCTATTTTGAGATGCTTGTTAGTAGTTGCAAATACTATACCTTTACCTCTAACTGATTTATCAATCATAGCTACACCACCCTGTCCAGTATATCCATACATAGGACTTATTAGAGCATTAGGAAAGGCTTCTTGTAGTTCATTAAGATTCCAAGTTTGACCTGGCACCTCTTTTAGTCTAGTTGCTCTAGAGAATGTAATGTCAGATTCATTGATTTTGAAGTATTTAGAAGATGTTGGATTAGACCATTCTTGCATATTCTTATACCACTTCCTATACTTAGATATAGCAGCATCTAACTTATTACCATGAGCTTTATCCCATTTCTGCCAAGTGTCCGGATTAGTAAGTTTACCCATAGTGAACTGAATATCCTTACCTCCATCTATACTGACTCTGTAAACAATATTAAATGCAGTAGACTCTACTTTAGTCTTATCGTAACCTTGTTTGTCTCTAGCTATATCTGTTCCAGTGGTACTAGTATCGTCTTTACGAACTTCAAGATAGAAACTTCCATTATTCCATACATCTAATCCTAACTTAGCTAAATATGCATTACCACTATCTGACAGTCTCTGCAAGAAATCTTCATCAAACTTCTCACCAAATGTTAGGTAGTTTCTAATATCCACCAATAATGATTTAGGAGTAATCAATTGATTAGCAGTATAATGGATTCCGTTCTTAGTAAAGACGTTTAAATCATCTATAATATCATCCTTAACTACTCTATCAAATGTTCCGTCCTCATTCTCTAACATACCATATCTCATATACCATCCATAAGCCCTAATTCCAGACATAACACCCTCTATTTCTGAATCTAATACAGTAGTCTTCTTTCCATCCAAGTTACCTAATAACTCATTCTCTATAGGATTATCTCCTTTAGGTTTGGAAGGACTTTTAGGTGTATAAGGAGCAGCTGGTTCAGGAGATTGAGGTGTTTCTTCAGAATTTATTGGAGAAGGAGTATACCCTTCCAATTCTGAATCCAAAGCAGCCATTCTGATTTCTTTGAAGGTGTTAATAATACGTTCCTGACTAGGAGTTACAGAAGTTCTATCTTCCTTAATAAGATTCTTCTCTTTTACATATGCAGATAATCCATTATTAATAATGTAAGTTCCTTCTTTAGAACGAGACATCATAGTATAGAAGGATTTAGCAAAATTAATAAGGTCTGCCCAGTCAGTAGAATCGTATTTAGCAAAGTCTACATCAATAATGAAGTGAGCAGCTTCTGAGCCTTGTACAGATTTAGGAGTGTATACCTTGATTCTACTATCATTCATTCTCTGAATTAACTGGTATGTAGGAGAGTTTTCATTATCATATACATAACCTATTTCACCATCAGCTTCCAATAATGCCTTAATATCTTCCTCTGAAATTTCATTTACTATCTTCTCTCCATTTAGTGGATTGTCATCGTCTTGATAATGTTTCAGAATTAAATTACTAGTAATTTCATTGAATATTCTATCTCTAACTTCTGCATCATTATCAGCGGTCACATTATCCTTGTTAAAGTTGATCCTACTAAGAATTGCATTAACCTGCTTATTATTATCGTCTTTCTGAACATTAGTAATACGTAAGCTAATATCCAGTTTAGGAGTTCTAACCGTTAATGCTTCAGTTGGTTTAACATTATATATACTAGTTTCTACATTCTCATATCCATTCTGATTTAAATCCCCTAATAGTATTATTGTAACACCATTCTTGGATGCCCAATCAGATAAGAATTGCATATAAACACTATTAACCCAAGTAGCTTCATCAATAAACAGCAATCTAGGAGTAGCGTTATCACTATATTCTATATCAGACTTAGCAACTGCTACAGTATATCCTTGCTTAAGTTCATTAAATTCTACTAAGTCATATAATTTAGACTCAGTATTAGAGCTATTAATGTCCTTACTAAGTTCACCATAAGTCTCATCACCTAATACATGTCTCATTAAACCTTCTACAGTAAAAGATTTTCCATCACTTCCTAGAGAACTTACCAAGTTATTAACTTGTTGCTCGGACGGTCCAACCTTCCACACAGTAGAATTAGGGTTAATTTTAGTAACGATTCCCTGTACCAACTTAGCAATTACCGCTGTTTTACCAGCACCTCCGATACCATTAACCATTACAGTATTAAAGTACTTTAGTAATTCACTACCAGGCTGACCTTTAGGAACATTAATATTATCTATAGCAGCATTCATTACTTCTGGATTAACTGCCATAGCTGTAGACATATAAGCAGCATATTCTTGGGCAAATAAGGGAGCATAAGTAGCTTCTGAATCAGCAAGAGTCTCTCTTAAGTAGTAATCAAAATCAGACTTCTTAAATGCTAATGTGGCATGTAACCACATATAAATATCAAAGTCTTCTATATATTCCGTTTCCGGGCTAAACCTAGTGTTATTTTGATTTACTAAACTAGACATATTGAATTTAGCCCCCAAATTAGAGAACATAGCTTTGAGTACTGTATTTACTGATTCTCCACTTTCAGATACTATTTTATGGAAAGTATCATAAAGCTTATTCTGTAAGTTAGCTAATTCAACTGATATTGCTGGATTATCATAAGCTGCTTCGTCAATATTGTCCAAGGTTGGGGTAGATATTTCATCTAAACCTGCAAATAACTTGGTTCCGTTATATTCTAAGTCTTTTAGGAATCCATATTTACCATTACCTCTTAATACATCATATAGCAATTTAGATATCTTTTGACCAGTTCTAGCATGTTTACTAAACTGATTTACCCCATTCATTATAGATAAATCAGTTAAGAACAGCAACTGATTAATAATTTTATCCAATTCTATATTCATCATGGCTGCCACATCGTCCCTAATAACTCCATATTTCTCTTCTTTAGGGAAGTATGTTTCTAAGAAGTGGTTCATAAGAGCATTATGTCCAAATGGCCTATCAATATCCAAATCAGCAGTAGAACTAGAATAGATTACTGATTTAAGCATATTAATTGCTGTAATAGCATCTTCTATTTCCTTCTCTTTGTTGCCATCTAAAACATAATCAGATATAGTAGGAGCTGCCTCAAATCTTCGTTGCTCATTCTCTATAAGGTCTATAATATTAGAAGTGCTTCCGAATACAGTTCTAGTAAAATCCTGAAGATAATCATACACTGGACTAGTTTTAAGTTTAAGCACATCACTACGTAGTTGCAATACTGTTGCATTGTACGGGTTGGCTAGTACTTCGTTATTTATTTCTTTAGCAGCATCCTGATATATCTTCTCCATGTTATTAATACGCTCTTCAGTGTACTTCATAACATTATCTGCATCTTCAGACTCATAGTATTCTCCTATAGCATCAAAGTAATCTAAAGTTGCATTAACAAGCTGTTTCTTGTACTCTTCAGAATTAATAACATCATGGATTTCTTTGTTTATGTCTTCTAAGTTCTCTCCATTAACTTTCTCTAATGTTTCTATTAGTTTATCCATCAATGGATCAGGAAGTAAGTTACCACTAGCATCAACGTTTCTACTAATAATCCCATTAGCGAACATATTACCTAAAACAGTCATAACCGCTCGTTCGTTAGAGATTTTATCACCAAGAACACTAAGTAGTAAGTCTTTAGTCTCGGCATCCATAAATCCATAACCTTGTGCCATTTGAATTACTCCTTGAACTCTTCCTAACACTTCTTGGTTGTACAGTTCAGTTTGTTGTAACCTAGCTTCAGCCTCTTCATCAGATTCGTTGTCCTTTCTGTCAAATACTTGTCTAGTAAACTTCTTATTAAGAACCCAGTCAATGTTACGGTCTACTCCAAATCTAGATTGGAGTTCTTGCTCAGTAACATCCTCCAGATTAAGTCTATCTATAGTAGCCTTTAAATCAATCATAGTTGAGAATACTTCCTTTCTAAATTTGTAATATTCATCAACTGAGATACTACCTTCTTGAAGCTTGTTAGAGAACTCTTTATTAACCTTCTTATATATACCATAAGCAGCATCTAGAGCTTCCATCTTATCTTGCTTCAGATATGCTTCGTATTTAGGTTTCAGAGATTCTATTTGTTCTTCTGATAAATCCTGGAAGTTCTGTTTAGTATCAAATTCAGCAAAATCCTTAAATGTAGCTGCGTAATACTGATGATTGGCTAAATTATCTATAGCAAACAACATTTGATCTGTATAATACTCAGAGAATGAACCGTCCAAGAATTTCTGCTTTTGAAGTTGTAAATCAGAATATTCTTGCTGTAGTCTTTGTAAATCAGCTTGGTAAACTGACCCTTTCTTGTCTGTGTCATTTGTCTTATGCTCCAGATCTGCTATTTCGTTGCGTTTCTCAACTATTTTAGAAGTAAGGGTATTAAAATCTTGAAGCATTTTACCATTATAGCCATTAAGAATAGCCTTACCGAATTTCTGACCATCGGATACCTCAATGCTAGCTAAAGCCTTCATTCTAACATCACTCATTACCATCTTGTCTAATAGCTGTTCGTCGGATAGTCCCATACCTTCTTGGTTAATAACAGCATCTAGATGTTGAAAGTAGCTCTTAGTGAGATTGTACACTGCTTCATTTTGATTGTCTGCTCCACTAGTAGGAGATGTCCATACAGTACCTTCCTTAGTATCCTCAGTCTTAGTAGCAGATAGATTCTTGTTACCTAATTTACCCTTCTTCTTAAGATTATTAAGCTCTTCTATTAGTTCATTAGTACGCCCATTTCTGATTAGATATATAAGCTCTTGATTAGTTTGCTCATTAGTAGCTCTATGATTATTAACCACATCTACACCATGAAATATAGCGCCACCAATAGCTCCTCCGAAGAAACTCATTCCGTATCTTTCAAATGCATTCTCTCCAGCATTTAACTTATTCTTGCTCTCAGTAAAGCCCATTTCTTGGGCCCAGTTAAATGTAGCTTTAGCTAAGTCAACTACAGCTTCTTCGGACATTTCCTCTAGACCTTCAGTAAGCATCTTCTGAGCAAACCCAGTAGTATGATTTCTAACATCAGACCAATAGTCGGAAGACTTCTTTTTAGCTGTATCAAAGAATTTAGCTAGCTTCTTAGGTTGTGGTATATTAGATTTAGCTAATGTCTGGAATCCCTTATTAACTTCCTCTGCAACCTCTTTAATTGCTTGTCTGTAAGCAGGTACAGAAGTTTTAAGCTCTGGAAAGAATATTTCGCCAAGACCAGTTCTATCAACTGCATACATACCAGCAACAGCACCCCATGCAATAGCAGCTGCTTCAGCTCTAGTAGCTCCTTGTTCAATGGCATCCTCAAAAGACTCTAGACCCTGCATCATTGCCATATAACCAAGTGCAGTATTTGCTGCCATTCTATTATTTCTCTTAAGAATGGTTTCAAACGCTTTAGCAGCCTTTAACTGATTCATTTCTATGACACTGCCAGCTACGTTCTTATACTTCTCTGGATTCTTAAGTAATATTTCGGCAGCTTCTTCTCCTGCTTTGGCTAAAGCAGCTCTTTGTTTGGCTTCTGTTCCAAGTAATTTATGAATACCTTGGAATATAGTTCTCTGCTGTGCCCACTGCAAAGCTACATCCGTCACTAAATCAAAGAAGTTCTCAGTTGAAATTAAGTTCTGCTGAGAATATTCAGATTTAGAACCTTTAAATGTTCTGCCTATACCCTGTAATAAGTTGGCAGTAGGAGTGTCTTGATTTAATCCTATAGTGGATTTATAGATTGTAGGAAGAATATCCATTAATTGAGCACCAATCATGGCACCTCCATATACAGTATTAACGTAGGGAACAAATAGAGGAGCTATTGCAGCTACTGTCTTCATTACAGTACCAGTAACTGATTTATCAAGTCCGTCAGAATCGAAGAAATCATATTTATTAGCAGCCGAACCATCTACAGTAAATGAATCAAATGCCGATTTAAATTTACGTCCGTATGCTTCTCTTCCTCCTAGGGTCTCGTAGTAGTAAGTACCTTCATCGTTATATTTTAAGTCTCCCTTATTATGCTTAACAACTCTTCCAGTAAATGGATCTGTATGTTCTCCATCTTCATCCCACTGTGCAAGAACTAAAGGTTCACCTAATGACGCTAAGAAACCTACTGGATTACCAAATAGTATATTATCATTAGGTGTATATTCCTTATACTTCCCAGTTTTATAGTCGTATACCTTTTGAGTTTGAGCTAGTTCAGAGGCAGTCCATTCTCTATTGTCAGTCCTTCCTATTTGAGATACACCAGTCTTTAATCTATCTGGATTGAGTACTTTAGTTACATTAAAATTAATGTCCCTAACTTTACCATCCTCTGGTCTTAACTGAGAATAAGGATCCCAATCAGCATCATCCATAATACTTTCCTCAAACTCATCATTAGCAAACTTTTGATAAGTTTGAGCGGCAGCATCATACACTTTATTAAAGGATACTTCATCAAACTTACCTTCATCATCCTTAAATTTATCTTGGACATATTTACTATTCTTATAGGTATTTCTATCTAATAATCCAGTATTGTCGGCAGTTAATCCTACATCTCTAAAATTTCCAGGAGTAAACGAAGGATTATCTATCTGCGCTATGAACCAATCATTAGGTTTCTTTACGTTATTCATATTTAGTCTAATTTAGATGTACTAGCTCCAGTAAATGTTGATAACTTCTTAGCTTGAGCAGCTTTACCTTTTATAATTCTCATATCTCCCCAATCCGCAGGAATTGTTGGATCTTCACCTGCTGCATTAAGAGCTAAACCAGCACTTTCAAGTATAGGCATGTAAGCTACAGTTCTAAACAGTTCACTTTCTGGAGTAATACCTAACTTACCTTTAAACAAATTCTTAATATTATCAGGGTCTACTTCAGGCATACTTCTGATATTAGTCATATACCCTTCCCCTGCTTTATCTACATCAATTACTCCACTCTTTCCACCAATCCAACTATCACTACCTCCAGCTATTACATTAGTCATTAGGAATGGTCGGAACTTAGAAGGATTCCATATAAGTTCCCCATCTTTATTTTGATACATATAATCTCCTAAATTGTGAGTATTCAATATCTGTGATAGCTCAACGGCAGTTATATTATTGCCTCGCTCCTTGATTTCTTTCTGAGCCTCTATAAATTCCGGCATTAATTCAAAATCTGGGACAATCTTACCATTAGCATCATATGTGTATGGTAGTATAGCCCTAGCTAATTGTGTGCCATCATATAGTACCTGCCCAAGATTGGAAGAATCTACTCTCTGATTTCCTAGAGAAATAGAAGTAGTATCAACTATACCTCCAATTCCTGAATTTAATAAAGATTGTAATGACCCTGGCGGAACTACGTCACCTTTCTGGTCTAATGGCATCCCATAAATAACTGCATCAGTATGCATTTGATATCCTTGACCCGGATTTACTATGTAAGTGGATTCTACTCCATTCTCTCCAGCATAATAAGACATTATGGGTTTCATACTCAAAGTCTTCTTATTACCATTACTATCGGTATTAGCTCCAGTGGTAGCAGCTTTATCAAAATCAATTCCAATTTCACTAGTATTGTCAATTCCAGATGCAACCATATCAGCCACTAATTTATAAGCACCTTTATTAGGGTCTAATCCGGCTAATGCAGCTTTACCTCTTAATAATGCCTTAGCATTAGTAGGCATTACAGAGATTAAATAATTTAAAGCAGTTATAGCTTTCCTAGATTGATCTGTATTCTTCTCTGTGATTTTATAAACACCATCCTCCCCAGCAGCTAATAATTCATCAATACCGTCTTTTATATCCTGGCCTTTCTTAGTTCTAAAGAATTCTTTTGAAGTACTATCCTTTCCAATTTTACTAATAAGTTCCCAAATAGTCTTATTAATACTCTCCATACTAACACCATTAGCTATAGTAGTAGATATGTTATTAGCAAATGGAACATTATTAGCTCTCAGTTCAGCTAAATCTGCATTAGTAAGTACTCTATCACCTCTTTCTAAAGTAGATTTTAATTCCGGACCATCTTCTCCCATCACATAGTATCTACCATCTGTACTTACTGCCATTTCACCATAGGAACCATTCTTCTTAGATTCTTCTATAGCCATCTTCCACTGCTCCTTACCCTCTCTAAGTCTAGCCATCAACTGTAGTGTACGTCTATAAGCAGTTGCAGTAGAATTTGGATCTAACGGATTATTCCTATTAGCAAACAAATTACTTACTTCGGAAGCCACAGCATCTACGTCACTAATGAGGCCTTCTTTGTATAGAGCTTGTAATAGGCTCTTATCTATACCTTCTGCCTTATCTTTAGTACTCTCCACATTATTAGAGCCTTCTGTATATGGAGCACTAGGCATTGGTTGTGGAACATTAGTGTAGCCAACGAAGGCGGGAATACCCCCGCCTTGTAGCTTCTTAACTTTATTAATTATTTCCATGACATTCCTTTCTTAATCAGCTCAGCAGTTAAAGAAGACATGTGCTTAATTAAATCTGCTTGTTGCTTTTTAGATTCGTTAATATTCTTATGGAGTTGTTTATTATCTTCTAGCATTCTCTTATTAAAGTCTCTTGCTCTTTGCATTATTATTCTGTCAGCTAAATTCATTTTAGCTCCAGATTTATTATAAGGTATTTTAGCTTGAACTGGATTTACTTGCTCAAACAACCAAGGCATCTGAGTTAGTTTCTTTCTTTGAGCTAACATTTCCTGATTCTGGGCATCAGCTAATCGATAATAATCATTCATAGCAGCTTTCATTCCCTCTTGATCATTGTTCTTTTGAGCTTCAAGATATCTATCTTGTAATGCTTGTAATTGAGGTCTATATTTAGTAGCACTAGCCTGTTCTAAATCGAACTGCTTACTAGCTGCCCTATTCTGTCTAAATCTTCCTTCAATGCCTGCTAAGTAAGGAGAAATTACTCTTTCATAGTTATTAGTAATTCTAGCAGAATCAATTTGTTTCTTAGCCGCATTAATTTGTAACATTGAAGCTCTGTTTCTATTGGCAACATCAGTTCTTCTAGCCTTAGCAGCGTCGGATTCTTGTTGTGCTAATGTTCTAGTTCTATTAAACATATCTGCATCCGCCATATCTCCTTGGAATCTCATCTGGGCAGCTCTGTTACCAGCTTCTAACTCTCCAGCTAACTGTAAAGAGCCATCGGAAGTTCTAGGTCTAGCAGCTAACGAGGTGAGATTAGAAGCCTGCTTATCAGCTGATACTTTAGCAAGATAGTTACCAGTAATAGGTACTACATTCTCATAGGTATCTACTAATAGTGGCTTTAATCCTTCTTTATATTTATCTGCGGCTCTACGATTAGCTCTTAACCCCCCAACCATCCTACCTAAAGCAATAATATCTTCTGGTAGTGTTCTTAAACCAGACAGTACATTAGTAGCTGCTTTACCCTTAGTATTTAATTTATAACTACCTGAATTATTTGTAGTTTTAATATCTTGAGGAGTAGCTTCTACGTCAGGAACTGTTTCGTCTAATAACCCCGTAGTTGCAATTGGAGTATTAGGAATATTAAATCCTTTACCATCAGTAATACCAGCCATCTTTAGTTTAGGCATAAAATTTACCATACCTTGATTTAAATTCTTAATAACATCTATATCATCGGGAACTAGGGATTTCAATACATCCATTCCCTCCTTAGTAGTGGCTGCTGTACCTAAATGTCTTAAGAACGTTTGATCTCCCTTAAGTCCATCTGCTGTCCACTGTGTCCCTTTATCCGAGCTACCACCTCTACCAGTAATACGTCCTCTTCTTACTAAATCAGACATAGTGTCTTGATTAACAGAAGTAAGATTATTAAATGTAGTTTGATAAGCAGCTGCATTAGGATCATATGTAAGAGATGTGTCACCAGGTTTAGAGGTACCAAATCCTAATTTAGCATAATCTCCCTGCATATTATTATACTTACTAGCATTAGCAGGAGTTATATTACCTAAAGTGTTTTTAAGTCCTAAGCTATTAAGTATATCATTATTCCAACTTAAATCATCTGCTGACCTAACGTTACGACGTTGTATTGGAGCAGCAGGAGATTGAAATTTAGGAATTAACAATCCACCATCTGCCTTCTTGGTAACTCTATCATCCTTAGATTTCTTTTTAGTCTTAGTCTGCTTCTTAGGAAGTTCCCTCTTAATGTGAGCAGTGCTACGTTTAGGAGGGTTAACAAGCTCCCACAAGTATCTAGCATTCTTGTCTGTAATAGAACTAAAATTAGGAGTAACAGTAATTTCAGTTGGAATCGGAGCAGTATATATATTCCTTCTAGGAGTTACATCCTCATATCCGAAGTCTTTCCTATTCTTAACTGCTTCATCCCATACTTTATTGTACTCACGTTCAGTTACTGGTTGGAATATGTTTCTGTAAGACTTCTCCTTACTAATTCTAGCAGCTCTAGCTTCAGCTTGCTGAGTGAGCCTTTCACTTCTAATAATTTCATTACGTCTGTCCCCAGTAGCTTTAGTTTGTGCTAACTTGTTTGGATCAGTCACATCAGTGGTGTGTCTACCAGTAGTTACATTATATCCAAATGAACCTCTAACACCTGGGGTTACTTGATTAGGAGCGGGTAGTGCTAATAGCTCAGAAGATTTAGCTACACTTTGGTTCTTACCTCTAGCCCTTTTATAAGCTTGGGGATGTATAATTCTGTTATAAGCATCTCTGACACCAGGAAGATGAAAGTCGGGGAACTGTGCAGTACCTAACCATCTTTCTCCAGGCCCAAACTTATGCTGTAAAGGCAAATCTCCAGAATATGTAGTTACTGGTTTGCTAAAATCATATACCATATTAGCTTTATCAGTATCTGGTATCTTCGCAACCCCCTTTCCTTTACCTGTCCATGTTTTAGCTTCTGGTAAAACTATACCAGTTCCTTCTAGTATCTTATTTTGTTCTTCTAATGTTTTCGCCTTTCTAATTGCTTTCATTTTATCAGCAGAGACACGTCTGTAACCTTGATTGGTTTTAACCCACTCATCACCAGTGACAGCAGCTTCTACATGAGATTTTGCTTTAGATGCTCTGTGTGTAGCAGCAGTCCCGCCTAATACTAGTTGCAATGAACTTAGTATATTTCTCCAATCTCCTACAGTCAAAGACTCTCCATTCTTAGCTTTATTCCAGCTATCAAGATATTCCCTGCCATTAGACAATCCTTGATAAGTTGCTAATGCTGTTGTCATTAATGGGGCAAATCTGCCGACATTCTTAATCATTCTAGGAACCTTAGCTGCTTTAGCAAATGGGATAAGAGATATTGCATCTAAAACATAACTTCCTGCATTATTCCATAGTGCTTGCCCAAAGCTCTGTCCCTCCATCATATCAGCAGCTTGATTAGCAGCTGTAGATGCAGCCCCTATACCAGCTGACGCAACTGAGCCCACTCCAGTAAAACTAGCTAGTAGACTAGCTACATCACCTGCTAATGCCCCCATTCTAGTTATATCTGCTTTAGACCATTGAGTATGAGGTTTAGAGTCATTAGTAGCCTGTTCTTCAGATTTACCAGATTCTTTAGCCTTAGTTTTGGCTTCTTTAGCCTTAGTTTCTTCTATTGATTTAAAATACCTCTGATCAGCTTGACGATTTCTCTCATACATTTCTTCATTAGCACGCTTGTTTAAGGCATTCCAATCAATTACATTACCTTGCTGTGCTTTTAAAATCCCACCTTCTGCTTTATATTTGGGAGAATTAGCTATATTATATAGATATTCAACACGATCCTTACCAGTCTGAGTAGTAAGAGCTTCTACCCATCTAAGTTGTCTAGTTTTAGGGTTATAAACTCTAATAAGCCCTGTGCTCGGATTGTAACTATCAGGAATTACATATTCTCCCGAACCTAACTGTTCTAGCCTGTATGAATCATTACCCTCCTTCTGGGCACGTAAGTCAGCAGCTCTTATGTAATAATCCAAGTCATTAGCCAGTCTTTGAGCTGCTGTAGTTCCTGGGACTGTTTTACCAATATTTACAGAGTCATAATATCCAGAACCATCTTCTCTATGAAGAGGAACAGTTTGTGTACTTTTATCAGGATTTAAATCATAGGCACTAAAACTTAAAGACCATGGATTATCATATCTGGATTTGTATACACCTTCGAAATTATATGGAGTTACTTCAGGTAGAGTAGAAATTGTGTTATAGTTTCCTATATTGGAAGCTCCTAACTGTCTTATACGTTCCTCTTCAGCAGCTTTAGCATCAGCATGTAATTTCTCTTCTTGAGCAGTATTCCTAGCATCCACTTCTTTCTGAGAAGCTTCATCTAGTGCTCTTTGTTTATTATCAATATAAGCTTGAATTGCCTCATCAGTATATCCTTTCTGTCTAGCCTCAGCTTCCCATTGCTTTCTCAAATCGCCTCTTACATCGACTGCAGCAGTTTGTTCTTCTTGTGGCTTTAACCACCTATCTAGACCTCCACCGCCCAGTTCTGCAAATGCATTATAATCATTGTTGTCTAAAGTTCCATTATTAATAGCCTCTACAAAGCGTTTAGATCTATTGAGAATTTCATCGGCACCAATAGTACCTTCTAGATCATAACCACTCAACATTTCTGGAGTTATACCACCAGCTATGTCTGCCATTAACTTCAATCTATCTTCCTCGCTTCTACGATTAAAGAAATTATCATTATCTATGTCATTGCCTCCGTACCATCTCCTAGATACTTCTCCAGTGAAATACTTATTAAAATCAAACTTCTCTTTCTTAGGAGCTGCTACTGTAGGCTTCTTATATGTATTCATGCTTTTAATATAGTCTAGAACATAGTCCCCAGCCCTATTATTAGCATTATTATCGGTATTCTTCTCTCCTCCCAGGAAATTCTTATCAAATTGTCCTGTACTACTTAATGACTTATCAGAAACGTTGAATGTACCGTCTCCATTTAATGTAACAGTTCCGTTCTTGATTCCGTCAATAAGTCTAGAAGTGGCTGTTCTGAACGCATCAGCCTTCTTTCCAGAAAGGTTGTTATTTGTAATGTAAGTATCTACATTTCTATATAATCCAGATATTAGATCTGACTTGTTATACTTACCTACGTCTTTCCATTCAAATAATTCTGGTTCTTCTGGAGATTTACCGCCACTGTTATACTTTCTAATTACTTGTGACATACTTATATAAACTAAGAAAGGAACATATACTTAATCATATATGCTCCTTTCTAACTTTGTAAATGATTATCTAGCTCTTCTAAGTTTAGAACCATTTCTAGCGAATGTTGGTTCCTCTTGAGGAGCTTCTCCAGGCCCCATTCCGCCTTGCATTGCTTGAACTAGTGCTTGACATACAGCCATTGCAGCTTCACAATTCTGTGTCTGTACAGCTTGAGCTGCTACTTGAAGAATCTGTTGCATTGGGTCTTGAGCTCCACCTTCTGGTGCTCCACCTTCTACCGGTGCTCCTTCTGCTGGTGCAGCTGCTGGTGCATCTTGAGGTGCAGGAGCTGGGCCACCTTGTTGCATAAATTTAATTGATTTACTTTGAATTTTCATGTTAAATTACTGTTTAACGTTAAACCTTAACTGTCCTACAAAGGTAGTTATAGTTAATGGAACTAACAAGTTAATCTTTCTTTTCCACATATTCAGGTTCACGTTGGTCTTGTTGCTTTAAATATTCAAACATCTTCTTACCAAGTGCCTTATAATCTTTATCTGACTTACTTTTACTAGCTCTTTTAGCCATCCGAATCAGAGTCTTAGTGTTCTTTCTACTGAAGATTCTCTCTCCTCCTTCTAGTTCCATTTGAGTAGAACCATCAGGAGCGATTACTTTCATAGTAGGTACTCCATCATCATCTTCTATATCAAGTTCGTCCCCCTCACTTATTCCAGAGCCTTGATTAACTTCTAGTACTAATAGTACATTATCCTCTTCAGCTATAGTGTCATCGTTTGGGTTGCCCTGATATATTGAGATCACTTCTAAATCCTCATCTATAAAGATAATGTCAAGAGGAATATCAGTATCTTTCATCCAAAATCCTACAGTCTGAGGTTCATCGTAAACAAACAGCATACCCTCATCTTCAGCTAAGGACTTTCTGCCTTGTAATCCCTTAATTTTATCTTCTTCTGATTCGGCTACTTTAACATTATATGTTCTATCACCTATCTCTATTCTCATTTGTTACCAATGTTTAGTGAGTCTAAATCCAAACTTGCAAAGTATAGTGCTCTATTTCCGTAGTCTATAATAGACAAAGTCCTCTCAAAGAAATCAGAACCTATAATGCCTATAATATTATATCCCTCTATTTGAAGCTGCCTTCTTACTGATGATAAATCAGATTCCATAAATATTACATCTCCTATAGATAGTTCGCCTATAACTACATCTACTGTCATTTCCTCAGTAGAACCACCTATTCCATGATATTGTACATCTACTGTATGACTAAATACAAACAGTTCTTGGTGTGTTCTATAATAATCTGAATCTATAAGTGATGTGTTAGCACCAGTATCTATTATAAAATAAGCAGTTTGATTACCTACTTGGCTCTTAACTACAGGTATGTTACAAGCTTCTGTATATTTATTCTCAAAATATAGTAAAGATTCTGTATTAGTAGGTCTATTATTACACCCCACAGCTAAGAAGAGCATGATAATTAATAAAGCAATTCTTCTCATTGAATTTCTTTTAATATTCCGGTATTGTCGATAGTATTATTAAGTATCTCATGTACTAACAACTTACCTGCCTCAATAGCGGACTCATCATCGCCCTTCTTCATTAGCTCTTCAAGCTTATTAGTTACATCTAGGTTAAATATAATCTCATTACGTTCAATCTCTGCATGTTGTACTAACTCGCCACCATCTTCCTTACTAACTACTGGTATGCCTTTATTAGTTACATCTTTAAATTCTGGATTTACATCTTCTAAATGATGCTTATTCTTGTGTAATGCTCCCTCCGGAATTACATTAACTTTACCACCAGATTTAAATTCTGGAACAGAGGCTTTAGTTTTATTAAGGATAGAGTTAGCCCATTGTAATTCTTTATCCAAAATCTTTATTCCGTTTCTACCTATAGCCAAAATCTTTATTCCGTTTCTACCTATAGCCATACTTCTATATCCGCCATTTAAAGCTATCTGATTTCTAAGTCCTATGCCACTGTAGTTAGATGCTGCAAATGCGTCTTGTGCTTCTTCATTAATATCGGCAACTAAATTCTGCTGTCTCTTAGCTTCAGATATTTGAGCATTGGCTTTCTTTCTGGCTCTATTACTAAATAATCCATACTTCTTACCACTCTTAGTAAGAGCATCGTCTACCTTAGCTAAAGACCCTCCGTAAGCAGAACCTTGCTGTTCCCAAGTCTCATTATCTTTATTAATAGTATTAGCTCTTTTACCAAAGGCACTATTTATAATGCCTAATCCGGTTAAATTACCTAATGTAGAACTAAATATAGAATCTTGAGTTGTCATTCCATCAGTACCACCAGTAATGGCATTAATTCCATCTGATACTAAACCTCCAACTTTCATTGCTCCTCCTATCATAGGATTAATTTGCATAGCCATGTTAGCAGCAGCGTCATATGCATTATCTATACCTCTAGTAATAGATCCTTTAGGACCTTGATAAGCATTATTCTCAGGCATAAATGATCTTACTACGTCAGCTACTTGACTAGCAACATTTACGGTACTGCCTATATTGGACTTACTAAAGATGCCATTTCTAGATCTTCCTCCAGAAGGATTTAACGTATTAATAGGAGGCATCGGTGGTAATGGACTGAAACTAGAACCTCCATTCTGTATAGGAGCAAGCAAACCTGCCTGCCCCTTCAGAACTCTTCTTTTATAAGTGTTATGCATAGCTTATTGTAAATAATGTCTTTAATGCAGTAATTATAGCCAGCTCTTCACCAGTATATCTAACTCTAATCTTAATGTACTTATCTCTTAACCTAGTTTCTTTCCTACCACTCCACCAATCAGATACATCTATATCATCTATATTATATCCTAATGTTCTTAAATCACTAGGCATAAAATTCTCAACTGGTGTACTTTCAGAAATATCAAAACCTTTAAGGTCATTAGGTATTGGAGAATTACCTACAGATATAGGAACCTTATTAATTACTTCTCCATTTACATTAGATTTATTCCAAGTTGGCTCATTCTTCTGCACAAAGGTAATAGAATTAATCTGTACATCCCAAACATCTTCCTGATAATTCATATTACCTCTTAGACGTCCAGCTGTAGGGTCTTTAATATCTACTGCTTTAGCATGAGTCCATACTCTAAATTCATTTAACTTCTCATTGTATACTATTTCAGTTCCAGATAAGTTAACATAATCTTTATTAGGGGCAGTTTTCAATCTATAGTAATCCTCTACTTCATTAAAAGTATCTACTCTAGCATAATACAGAGGGAACATAGTAGATTTATCCATAGCTCCTGTTGCTATTCCATTTCTAGATATAGGTCTTTGGGAACCTCTTAAATTTAAGAAATTTCTATTATATAAGATGTCAGAGCCATTATATTGATAAAAGTCTTTAGTAGCTTCTTGTCTTATATACATATTCTTCTTATCGTCATGGAAGTCGTAAACCTCACCTACAATTTCATAATGGAATGAATCTGGTTTAGCTTTATTACTAATAATATGCAAATTATTAAATATCTTATGAACTGATGGATTGTCAACTACTACAAATTCATACTCAAACGGATGTTGTTTACCGTACCAGAAACAGGGTTTAATTGGATCTTTTATATCTATGATTCCTGCCTGACCATGTTTCCAGAAGTCCGTAGTAAGATTCAAGCCGTCATTCACTCCGTTCTCTAGAATTTCTTTAGTAGTAATAGCAATACTAGATTGATATAATCCTAAATTATATGATAGATAATCTTTCCATCCAGTTAAATATTCATTAATATCTGTGGGAACTGTTCCAGACTTGTATCTAGCGGTAATATCACATTGAATATTTAATTGAACTACAGGATACTTCCAATCTGGTTCAGAAAGCATTACTAAGTGATTACCTCCTCTAATGTCGAAATGCTTGTAAAATCCAAAATTGTCTCTAACGATACTAAAAGTCTTCTCATAAGTAACTCCAGTTTTATCATCGTTAGGAACAGCTCTATTTACTAAATCTAATTCCGTAGATTTCAACCCGCCATAAGTACCCCATTCATCAATAACAACGTTAGATAGAATAACTCCATCTTGTGATGTAGAACCTTTCTGGGAAGAACCCAATTTACTTATCCATTTAGAAGTATCCCTATCGAAGCTAAAATATACATTATCAATATTCTCTGAGTAAGACGGAACCCAAGAATAGAATGTAATCCATTTACCTAAAACTTCATTATAACATATATTCCAAACTTTCTCTTCAAATCCGTATAGATTATCATAGAATGTGAACATTACGTCTTGCTTGAATCTATTATAATGACTCTTAACATTCCTAACTCCTATTATTGGAGTCAGCTCACGCTCAGTTAGACTAATGTTCTCATTTAGAAACTCCTGTATCTTAAAATCTGAAATAACTTCAAATTGTTTGCCATTAGTTCTCCATATCTTCCTTCCTACTGTATCCACTCCATAGACGTAATAGGGAGTCTTGATGACACTTTCCGGCCACTGAGTACCAAATGTATCTGACAGCATCATTGGATTCTCTGGCAGCACGTTAGAAGTGTTTATGAAGACATTTCCACCCGAACCTTCTCCAGCAACTGCACGTTCATTGACTGGAATAAGAGCTACTCCATGTTCAAATATGCAAAGTAGATTACCGAACCATTCAACCATCTTCATTAATCCTCCATAAATTCTAGGATAATCCCTATAATGAGTAAACTGGAATACTCTAAGTCCATTCTTGAAAGCATCATTAATAGCTAAATCAGAGTACAATATCCTAGTATCAAATCTATTCTTTATATAAGGCACTTCAGGTAATGTGTATGAGACTTTCTCTCCAACTGTACTTGCAAACCCTTCATTTACTACAGACGATTCTGGAATTTTATAATTACCATCTGTACTCATTTCTTGTAAGGGGTAGAATCCTCTTTTAAGTCCAGTAAGTCCTTCCTCACTCGGATAACTATAATCAAGAGACCTTATAGATAGATTTCTGGAAGTATAGTATTTAACGGTAATCCAACTTCCAAGTCTAATTGCATTAACGTCTCCTCTGTTTATCTTCTCATTCTTCTCTTTATTCTCATTATCATAGTTATCTTTCCAAGTATTATCGTCTACTATCTCATCATTTATAGGAGCTGACGGGTCTTGGAAGTTTCTATTAAGTCTATGAGTATAGTTGCATATATAACAATCTCCTCTATAATAAGTCTTAACATAGCCAGAAACATCTCCTACTGTAGTTAATTCATACTTACTGATTACATCCTCTATACTGACTCTATCTCCTATAGCATAATAAGGAGATGTATCATCATATCTAGTAGTGAAATATTGTTTATATGCTGACGTACCATATCCCGGAGTATATATGTTTATTATATTACCTATGGTAGTATTTCCTATGATTCCGAGATACGGAGAGTAAATACCTCTTACTAAATTAGAAGCCTCTTTAGTCTTATTGTCTGATTTAATATACCTAAATCTAAAAGCTTCTTCAGCCTCTCCTGCTCTACCTCTAAATGAAGTATCTTCAATAGCAATTAATGGCACATTGTCACCAACTCCCACTATTTTAGCATTTACTAAGTTATCATCTGAGTTAGCCTTATATCCTGGTACGAAGTAGTTTCTCTCATTATATACATCAATATCAAGATACTTAGATGTAGGCTGCACTCTAGAGTTCTTAGTAAGATATTGTGTTCCAGTGAATAATGAATTAAAATATCCCTGATTGGTGGAGTATTCTGGACATATTGCTGCTCTAGCTCCTAACTCCGACGAGTTTGAATCAATGCTCATTAATCTTTCAGAATAATTCTGATTTAGGATTCTATCATCATCCAAGAACCTTTCAATTTTATATTCTTGAGCAGTTGGTATTGCTGGTACTTCAGAATTTATGTCTCTAGGTAATACATATGCTTGTGCTAAAATTGTAGGGATTCTCTTCTGTCTTACTATAAAGAATCCTTTAACTTTATCTTTCAAGTATTCTGCAACCTCTGTAGGAATGAATACTCCAATTCCACATACTGTAAAGTCTCCTGAATCTGGAGTATAATCTATTTTAATAACACCCTTAGCATTCTCATAATTCTGTGAATCTTTTATCTCGTAAGTTTCTTCATCAACTGCTATATATGTTCGTTTACCCTCACTATCAAACAAGTCGGTAAGCCCATCTAGAGTATATCCATCAACTCCAAATAAATTATCTCTGGTTGGAATTTTATTCTTACCTCTGATATTGTATGCTGGAGATAGAGTTCCGTCAGTCATTACCCATACTATGGCAAGTCTATAAAACTCCTCATTCCAATATCCAACATAATTATAGATGTTCTTAGTATTATAATACTCTCCAGGGGTATTCGAAACACTTATATCAGTATAGGTATTATCTACATATCCTATAAGGTCCTCAGATTTCTTCACATCAATATATGGGAGGATTCTTAAGCTTATATCAGTTAAATCCTGATACATTTGATCTGGCTTATTAAAGTTACCCAAGAACAGCATGTTCTGACATACTGCTTGGGCTTTAACTTTATCAGCAATCAAATATTGCATATTTATATCTGATATAGGAATCTCAACTGCATTTTCATCTCCAGTAATGATTATATTACATATACCATTTCTTACTGGATATTTCTTCTCTATTTTAAATGCAGTTACAACTCTATTCTGGCTAATATCTGATGTACTTCTAGTATAGTAAACTTTTAGATAATCATAACTTCCATCAATGTCTGATACTAAGAAGTTGATAGATTTATGACTATTTTGATCAATAAATCCTCCATTAATAGAGAACGGATCACCATCATTTCCTATAAAGCATGATATAATACCTGATTCTGCTACGAAATCAGTTTCGTTATCATCAGCATCTGCATATTTAAAGTACAATACGTAATTTCCTACACTTAAATTTCCATGATGTAAAACCCCATTGAATGTTAATGAGGGGATTGTATTAACTCTTTTATAAAGAGATGTATCTAAATCGAATTGATTCTCGTCATATAGATTAGTGTCGTTATTTCCGATTCTATCTACTACTTCATAAGTATTGTTTTGAAGTACAGAGAATCTAGTGTTTATTAATCTTGGTATGTTTCTATTGTCATTAATAATAAGGTTAACTGAGCCATCGTAGGAAGACTGAGTAACGATATCTACAGGATTATTTAAACTAAATCCTAATAACTCTGTATCTAAGTCTATTATACTTCCAGCCTCAATGACCTCATCGCTATTAAAGCCTACATCGCCTGGATGTCTACCCTCATTATCTATATCCTCAGACAGTCTAAAGTTGCGCAATGGATTGTATTCATATACAATCTTACCTTCAGGCTTTATCTGGCTTAGGTAATAAGATATGCTTAGGGTTTGGAAGTTTAAATTGCTAATTGTAAAACTGCCCTCGGATAATTGTACCATTACTCGTATACGCTTAATTTACCCCAATTGGTTCCTACTGCTTTACTATCTTTAAATTCTATATCTGTTACTGGCAAGCCGTCGAAATACCAAGTAGCGTCTCCACCTGTGACTATCTCGAACTGTTTAGTTACTTTAGTAGCTTGTTTAACCATGAGAGTACCGTCTTGTACTTTTAGGTTTCTAACTACATTTGCCCCAGAGGATACAGTTGCCAATTTAACATCTTTGTTCTCTTCTGCATAGTATATAGCACCTGATATGAATGGCTTATCATTATAGTCAAGAGGTACAACTGTATTATCATACAATACTGCAACAGTTCCGAATGTACTGCCATCTGCTACTCCAACAGCTGCATTATATACATCCTCCATTCCTGGAGCTTCTACTGTAACTTCAACTGGGATGTTAAAATCTTCATTGTCTACATGATTAAATGTTGCTAGCTTAACTATTTCTGTAACATCCTCCTCCTTAGCCTGCTCTTCTCCGCTAATGATAGCATCCACTTGTTCTAGCACCTTATTAACTTGTTCCTTAATAGAGTCGCTAGTATATATAAAGGAACCATCCTCTGAAATTAAAACCTCGTCACTATATGTAGAAGAACAAGTAAGATTACCTTCTACTGAAGCATCATACTCAGCGTTGTATGAATAGTGTTTCTTATTCAAAGAGAAGAATGTATGAGCTACTGCTGTCCCCTTTTGAATAAGTACATTTTTAAATGTTCTGTACACTATTTCAGTCATTTCCAAGGTAGGATATGAGGAATTACCATAACAGAAGTCTTCTACCCATACATAATCGTTACCATCGTACCATAGCAATATTTGGTTAGAGTGCCCTCCTAAAAATTTATTACTTTTACTCTTTATATGTTCATAGGTGTTAGAGCTATCATCAAATACGTTAGAATGATTGTATGCTCCTGGATTTCCGACAATTACACATATAGGTCTTTTAGCAATAACCTTTTGAATAACCTCTTTTACTTTATCTCTAAAATCTCTAACATGTAAATCGTCCTTCTCCTTTATCTGCCATACACCAGTATCTCCCATTCCTCCATAGTAATTGGGTCTACTCTTGGCATTAGTAGAATCTCTCCAGAAATAGTCTATTATTTCTCTCTCAACACGACCTCTATCCCTGGTTCTAAATCCAATTTCTTTAGTATTAATAAGTCTTCCGTCTAAATCCTCAACTGGATTAAATCCAAATACGTCTGGAATAGTATCTTTAGTAATAAACGGTACATATGGGTTTGTTAGAGTTATAGATGTACTAACTGTATTAGTGTATAGTCTAGATAAAGTAATCACAGTTAACCTTAGTCTATTAGCAGTATCATCCCAATCGAATTTAAATTGTTGCCCTATAAGGTTGTTACTAGCATCGAAGAACTTACTGTCGTCAACATTATCCTTAGACTCATCCCAGGTAGAAGTTTTATCTATTTGGAATTTATACTCCTTATATCCATTAATATTACCTGGTTTGGCAGTACCTATTAGAGTAATTTCAGGAATTGTCATTTTAGGCTTAGTTTCTTCGTTATCTCTAGATACTTCTATTTCTGTTTCAATACTAGCTTCATTTACTTTAAATGGATACTTTTCAGCTCCTTCAAGTTCATGCACTGGATTCACTGAATATACAAATTCAGTTTTAGAGTTCTTATAAATGTTATATTCTTTAGCTTCATTAGTCATATAAGACTCGTCGCTAATAATAGGAGCACTAGGAAGTCTACTTAGTAATTTAAGTGCGTCCTCTATATTAAATACTAACTTGTTAAGAGTATCTACATCTAGATTAGCAAAATCATCTACGAATGATTCATCGGTTCTAAAATACTGTGCATTATATAGAGTAGTTGTAAACATCCACCTATAGCCTACTGTAGTATAATAGTCTTTATTGTCAGTATTTAATTTATAAGCTATTCTAACTAGATACAGTCTTCTTGGTTGTAAAACTCCAAAATTAAAAGTTTCGGTAAATGAACCATTGTAACTTCTTCTTCTTGGAGCTGTATATGTCATTACCTTTGAAGCAGTGAATATATCATAAAATTCAAATATTACAGATTCTATAGCTGTACCATGTCTAGGATAAGCTTCAAGTCCCCAAGTAAGTGTCATAGAATCTGGATTACAATAATATCTCCAAACTTTCATACTTATATCACCACTACCTAGCTTTGCTAAGTTAATAGACCCATTAATTTCTAATCCAGGTAACTTAGTATACTCCATACACGGAATAGCACTATACACTAGAGTATCATTCTCTACGTTCTCCTTTATTGGCAAATTAAGTTGTCCTCTAACCTTTCTGTCATATAAACCAGTATTTAAGTCGTATATAGGCCATGATTTATCAGAAGCAGGATTTGTATGAAATGGCAATGTATAAGTAGCTTTGCTAGAATCCCTGGAAGTACTAAACTGAGTCCCTAGAATAACATTGCTGGGAGAATATTCAGAAGAGTTACCGTAATAGGAATTATAAGATGTATTTACATCAGCAATGTTTGTAACTATGCTACTGTCAGGAGAACCATAAATTCCGTCTGGACAATTGTATTTATACTCCACTTCAAAGATAACAGCCGCATTTTTAGCCGGAACAGTTACCTCTATATCATCATAACTTACATCTGCATCTGTGGTATTTCTATATCCGAATGTAGAAACTCCTATAGAGTCTATAACATTTAAACTAGCTACTAAGTATAAATTTCCAAATACCTTATTATTATAGGTATTTACTGCATGCTTCTTTCTAAATTCGTCTACATCTGTACTTTCAGAATTACTCATAGTCTGAGTAAAGTATCCAGAATTAAACTTCAATATTGGAGATGCTGATGCATCAAATGTTATAACTTTGTTATTAGCATCAAATCGTTTTAATTGGCTAGTAATGTCTCTAAGATTATTATTAGAGTCTAATACTGCTACAGACAGAGTTAGTAGTTTATTCTTCGGAGATGTTGCCTTACTTCCGGATGCATTCAAGAAATTTGATATAAATAGCTTTAAGCTATTAACATTTGCAGAGTCTAGAAGTATAGTAAACTTATCTCCAGAGCGTAAGATAGTATCTTTGGGGAATATTTCAACCTTCACTATAGTTTGATCTAAAATTCCGTTTAAGTATTTAAAGTTACTTGGAGATATAATTACTTTAGCTCTTTCTAATTCTTGACTACTAATGTTTCGTTCAGGGGAAGGAAATGAACCTATCTGTCCTTTATTAGTAAGGGGGTTATAAGATGCAACATATATAATCCCTCCATACTCTTTAATTCCAACAGGAACATAACCAGCAGGTAAGTAAGCAGTCTCTACTCTACCATTACCCATATCATTTTGAAGTACAAACTCATTGCCATTATATGTTATTATAGTAGCATTGAGAGCATTAGTAAGCACATTACTAGGAGTAGTCAATGGATTTAAATCCATTATTATTCCTTCCCCAAATGTATTAATTGCTTCTTTCTTCATATTATAAATATTCGTAGTTATTATTGCTTACTAAGATATCTTCAAACTTAGCAGCCCTATCTCTTGTAAATGCAATCTCTGGAGATTCACATCTAAGTTTATCCTTCTTATAAAAGTATCCTAAATCTATAGGCATTTTAAATTTAAGAAAGTATTTATTGCCGGAGAACGTTAACTTACATTCGTCTAGAATTTTATATACGAACTTATTCTCGAATATGTAATATTTCTTCTTGCGCCCTCTTTTATTCTTTGATGCCATAAAGTCTTCATATTCTTCATCTGTAATAGCTATATAATAATATCCATCCCACTGAATATTCTTTCTCTTATACATCATTCTTACTTTAGTTCGCATCTTCTTTCTGTAATATCTAAAATGCTTTATAGAATTACGTGTTAGTTCTCCTATATAGAACCAATATTTATATTTATGACTATTAATTAAAGTATCGCCTCCAGATACATTAATAATATATATTTGTCTCCATCCATACTTAAGAATCCTTCTAATATCAGCATTACTAAGATACGGAAACTCTTTCTTAACGGCTTCTATATAGTCTGTATACTTCTTAATAATACTGCTTTCCGGCATTTGTATTCTCAGTTATGATGTCTTTATTAATATTGTCCAAGTATACTAATTTCTCTTTAAATATGCCATGATTCTGATAGTTAAATATCATAGAATATGCTGAGAAATTAGAATTTAAGAAATCTATATCCTTCCATTTACCATGCCTTCTAGCATTCTTGAAATCATCTCCACTAAATTTCTTCATAGCTATAAATGACTTCTTACCTCCAGTTGGCAGTTCAAATCTAGCACTATTATTAATAACATCATCTATTACTAATTTAACTGCATACTTAAATACTTTCTTAGCAATTACTTCTTTATGTCTATTTCCTATTAATTCCTCGCACTTCTTAGTTTCTAAATCAAGTTTACTAGTATCAAAGTTAGCAAACATATCATGAATATTGAAGGCGTACCCTAAAGCATAATTCATATTATTCTATATATATTTCCAAACTATTTTAACACTATCTATCTTTCCAGAATACTTATACTTACCACTAGCGCAGCTAGAAATAGAATGAGAATCTAAGTTAAGTGCTTTAGCTGCTTTGGTCACAGAATCAAACCTGAACAATTCTGCTCCAGTATCAAAGGAATATCCAGCTACAGGCTTTCCAGACTTAAATCCTTTATTGTTACTTGCTAGTTGTTTCTTATCGGAAGCAGTAAACTTATCATGTGTATACCTAAACACTAAACGCTTTCCATTTAACTTACCAGTTGATTTGTATCGCCTGTTACATACTTTACATATAGCAGAATCGTCCAACGGTTCCAGTGTCTAGGAGTATTCCATCCTCACTGTACAGATTTACCACTTATAACACATGTACACTTATAGATGTATCCCTTAAACATTAATGTATAGGCTTGTATCCTTTATTAAATATCTTTCTATTCCAACTAGTTTTAGCATCTAATATGGTATTCATTTCATTTTGATTAATGTAGATAGAAACTCTAGCTGCATCACACAATTTGAGCCATCTTTGTTCTAATAATTGTGCCTCTTGCAACATGTTCTGATTGTGATTCTTCCAACCTTCTTTAAACCTCTTAGTAACTGCACAGTAGCAAGCTATAGCCTCTTTCTCTTTCTCATTAATCTCTGGAAGACCTTCCTCATCTAATATTATGCCTTTATATAAGATATTGACTTGACCATAATTCTTGTCAAAGTATAAAGTATCTCCCACTCTTTCATATTTGGCATATTTACCACTTGTATAGAGTGGATCACTATACATCTTTCTAGTCTCTATATAATTCTCAATAAATTGTGAAGCATAATCTCCGTTAACTGTGTCATTAGTAACGTAGTTCCACTCTTCAAAATTATATGTAACTGCTTCTACTATATCACAATTACATGGTAGTTCTACAGTATTGTCAGGACATTGAATGCTAGTAGTATATCTATATAGTCTAGTCCTTCTGTTGCCTATTTTATTCCATGCAATTAGACCAATTTCTTCAAATTCCTCTGGTTTTAGTTCCAGATTATATAATAGATTAGCAGTATAATATGCTGCATTAAAATTCTCTAACATACGTGTAAGTTAATATCTCTTTTAAGAGACATGCATTTATATCCTAATTATCTTGCTATTTGATCATTAGGAACTATCGGAGCCTGTAAACTTCTATAATATCTTATCTTCTTCTCAGTTAGCCTTTTCTTAATTTCTGCATCAATAAAGGTCATATTATTAATATCTACTGGTGAACAACATCCATAGTAATCAAGTTGTCTAGGGTCTTTAGGTATAGCCACTACCGTTAATTGTTTGATAAGTGGTGCATTAAATATAAACCCATCATACATATTATTCTCATTAGGAGTAGTATCTATCCATACATAAGGCTTACGTTTACCTCTCCTTCTGTATTTATGATAAGTCATTAATGTAGGATTAGTATAATATATAAATGGGTATGTCATATCAGTAGTACCTATATATTCTATACCATCGTCTCCAAACTCTGTTAGTAATTGAGGCAATTCAAAATGAGCTATTTCCTGGTCGCATACACTAGCATTGCATCTGCATCTGTCAATACTTTTACAGTCTACTTGAATACATGGAATTGTCATTAATAAGTCCTTTTTAGGAACTAGGCCTTTAATAAAGTACTCCTTAATAATTTGGAGTCTTTCGTCTATGATGTCATCTTCTAACTGCTCTAATGACATAGATGGATTAGAACTATAGCCTCTAAGTCCACTCATAATATCATTATATATAGCCGATGCTAATTTCTCGTAATATCCCATAGGTATAAAATAGAAATAGGCAGCAGCATTGGTGTGCTACTGCCTATTTTAATTTAGATTGTTTAGTCTGTAATAGCTTCTACAGTACCGATGTTACCTAAAGCTGCTTCAAAATCAGCTGCCAAGTCTTTTTTAACGTAGAATACGTGAGTAGTCATAGACTTAGTAACTTCTCCTACAGCATCACCACCCATAATACCTCTTTCCTTGCAGTAGTAGATAGTATATTGGTTGTACTTAGCTCCAGCTACTGGAAGCTCCTCTTCATTAAGAGCAGCAAAGCGTCTAGCTTCCAAAGTCGGCAGTCTAAGGTCTTTAAGAATCATCCAGTAAGTACCGAATCCTTCTTTAGATTTAACAATGGTATTAACTCCATCGTAGTCTGGATCATCAGCAGGAAGTGCTGTTGCAATAGTTACAAACTCTCCACCTACAAGAGCTGTGTTGAGAGTTGGATCAAATTTCTGAATTTCGGCTTTAGTAAACAGCTGATATTCATCCATTCCTTCAATAACTAAATTGTTACCATTAGCACTAGCTTTAATCCAGTGGTCTCCATAAATAGTCTGAATCTTCTCAATTACTCTAGCTGCCTCTTTAGCAATATCAGCTGCCGTAGCAGAAGCATCCTTAACAGCAAATTCGTACATAAGAGGTCTACCCTTAAATACAAAGTCATTAGAGTAGTAAGAATTTTGACTTCCTGACAATCTAATGTAGAGAGCTACTCTATAGTTACCTACACCCTGGTTATCCATAGTAAATGTTACTTTACCAAGTACTGGATCTGATGCAGCTCTTTTATAAATATGTACTACATTAGGTTTGAGGAATTTGTTTACTCTTTTAAATTCAAAGCTGCCTACAACACCACTACCTGTATCCTCTGGTTGTGCAGACCATTTAGCTTTACCGCTAGAATCTAAATTAGAATTAACAATCAGTGTGTTAGTCCATTTAAACATAATTTATTACTTTTTATTAGGTTGTGACTGTGCTTGAGCTGGATTAGCAATAGTCGTATTAACTGGAATATAAGTTTGAAGTCTTGGGTCACTAGAGTTCTCCATGACTAATTTAACCAGCACATTTATAATCTCTTGGCACACATAATCTGGAAATTCCATCATTTGAGATGTATCTTCTGTTAAGTCTAATTGCTCCTGTGTAAGTCTGATATTCTGAGGAGTTTTCAGATAATCAATGTACACATTAACTAGTTCAAATAGTGATGTGTCTTTACCGTATCTAATCTCCATTCTAATTTGAGAAGGGTTACCAAATCTAATTTGTCCAGACCTTTCTACAGCGTCTACAGCATTATTACCGATTTTAATAGTTTTGGGTAGTCCTCCTGTAACAGTAGTAGTTCCGTCTGAGGTGGTTGCTGATGTAATATCAGTACCACTATTAGCGGAAGCTTGGTAAGGATTAGTGGGATTAGCTACATTTGTATTTATATTATGAATGTAGAAATACGGTCTCTTGTACATAGGTCTCATGTAGAAGTTGTTAATAATCTGAGACCATAAGTCAGATGTCAATCTTCTAGCAGAGAATTGTACAAAAGAATCAGGATTATAGCATTTAAACTGTTTCTTAACTTTATAATTACATACGCAGTTAAGAATATGTAAGTAATCTGAAGGAAGTATTACCTCATAAGTGGCTCCATAAAGTGAATTAGAAGCAGTAACACCATTGCCAGTAACATCATCGCTAGTATATGCATTAGCAACCAGCTTTACTGGTAAAATTGCTGTAGCTTTCAATACACGTACATCATCTGTAGTTTGCTGATTAATATCATAGATATTATAGCGAGTGTTAATGTATTGATAGACAGCTTTGTTAAATAAGTAATTAAAATCTTCTAAAAGTAAACTGGGAGCCTCTGCCTTATTAAGTTCTATCAGAACTCCTTCATAGACCTGTCTAGCTGTCATTCTTAGTAGTTTACGTTATTTATTTCTTTGCTCCTTTGTCATCATAGAACTCAGGATAAACATCTCTCTTAATGAGTTCAAGTACTTTAGCATTAGTAGGATTCTTCATCCAAGAAATTACCGCGTCGTCAGTTGCCCCAAGTACAATTTGATTCTCACTATATAGATAAACTTTATTCTTCACATAAATGACACGTTTGTCCTTAGCATCAATAAATAGCAGTCTAAGTGCAATATCATCACCACGATAAAGATTAATAATCTTCTCTGGTTCTTTAGATGCAATATTCATCAAGAAGTCTTCTACATCGGCATCTGGGGCATTACGCATGTTACGTCCAAGCAACTTAGCCATTTTAAGTCTACCATCAGCACCTTGTGGGTCTCTAATAATGTATTCTTCCGCGTCATGAATAAGTCTTCTCTTATTAACACGTTTATTAGTTTCGTAGCCTGGTCTCTCTACATAGAGTTCTGCACTACCATACCTTTTGGAGTCTCCATCAATTACTAAGTTTCCGTTCTTATCACGTTGGTCACGTGACATAGCAATCATCGGACAGTGTTGAATAGAATACCACTCAGCGGCTTGCCAAGGATCATTTAGGTTAAATGTCTTTCCGTCTTCTATAATAAATACTCTATTCTCTGCAATAAGCGGTTTCCCTTTATCAGCTTCAGATTGAAAGATTATATCACCCTTACTATCTACAGGTCTTACACAGTTTGGATATCTGCCAGTTTGAGGGTCTCTTACTGGATTTAAGAAATACTTCTGTCCTACTTTACCGAATACACTTCTTAAGACAATTACGTTGTCTAATACATCAGCCATATTAATTCTATCATTTTAATTATATTATTAATATCTTGTTAAAATAGTGTGAGGAAGGTCTTATGCCTTCCCCACATTATCTATTATAAACTTATTACACTTCTTTCATAATGAAGCTTCTGTAAGGTGAGAATACACCTACACCAGAGTAACCCCAGTTGATAAGCTTAGAAGCAGCTACAGGACTTGAAACAACTCCAGAGCTCAGTCCGTCAAGACCACCAACACCCGGATACTTGTTAGAAATAAAGTCTCCACCCTTCAACGTAAACATTTGGATCGCTGGTTCACCACTTACTTTATCAGCAGTCAAGTCAAGCATCAACATGAAGCCCTTATCGCTACCCCACTCACGAGAGAATGTTCTATCAACCTTGAATGAAATTGTATTACCACCGATTTCATAAGATTGGAATGTAGCACCAACGTCAACATAACCGTTAGCTTTCTTAGACCACAGATAAGTTCCGCAAGTTTTGAATCTAGCAAGCCACTCTGACAGACAAGTTTGTACATCTCCCCATGCCTTCTCGTTACAGATAAGTACATACTTGTTACCGGTTGGGTTCTCACTCTTCTCATTCATCATAGCAATAGCTGTAGTGAATGCTTCAACTGTAAGTTTGTTATATGCATATTTAGATGCAAATCTCTCAACTTGTGGGATGATACCATCACCAATATAGATAGGACGACCAGTATCTGGATCGAACAGTGTCGGTTTACCATTCTTATCAACATTAGTTTTGTTGAACAGCAAGCCATTATTTCTTACATACAAGAAGTTCTTCAGCAAGTTGGATTGAGTCTTATCCATTCTATACATGGTTTCAGACATACTTCCCTTATCCTTACCTTCTCCAATCTTAATAAGAACATCTTCTTGAGCAGCATATAGAGCAGTATAACTATCATCACATCTGTGAGTAGTAATATATCCTCTATGACGTTCAATATTAGATTGATATTTTACATATCCTTCTTCATGTGCTTCAGGCATAGCATTGGATTGGAATCTTGTAGTATCACCAATTTGGCAACCGCTAAGATCAAGAACACTTGAATAATCATTATCAATCAATCTAACAGTTACTTCCCAGTAATTATCAGCTTTACGAACTGGTCTCTGAGTAACGAAGCATTGCTGCATTGTCTTGTCAATCTTGAAGATATCGTACTTCTGGTAATAGTTCTCTTTGAAAGCCATTACAATTTCAGTTCCGTTCTCTCCAGTTTCAGTTGGTACATCTGCGAACTCAACTCTCTTAATGTAATTGGTTTCTACTTCCCATTCAAAGTACATACTATCAATGCTTCTGTACTTATTATTTGATTTAGAATCCATGTAGAAGATATTTCTCAAAGATTCAGTTAAGTAGGAGGCAGTTAACTCTGGGTAGAGTCTTGATACTACACCAAGTCTAGTTGGTTTAGTGCCTAGGAACTTATAGAAATCCTCATAAGTTCTAGTGTCGCCCATAGTGGCGCGATTGGTTACGAAATTTGCTACTATCATAGTTATTTAATTAGATTTAATCTAAATCGTTAATATTCATTCCTTTAGTAGGTGCCGTCCTAGGTTCTGGACGCTTAACTACAGTCTTAGTAGGATTAGAGGTTCTACCAGCCTTAGCATCTTCATACCCTTTCTTATAATTGGTACGAGATTGCTCAGTTATCTGATGTTTATAATATTCTGAAATCTGACGTAATGCTTCAGGCCCTTTAAGGGCAAACCATGCCATTTGTACTAGCATTTGTGGGTCCTGTATAGCCCTAGCAAGATATCTGACTCCAGCAGCATCTGAATCTAAGATAAAGGAAGCAATTTCATTCATATCGTCCTCTGATAGGGTAAGTTCAGACTCCCCGAAATCTATAGTCTCATTATCACGAATAGCCTCTAAAATAGAGTTCTCATAAGCTTCATCAGCTTGTCTTTGTTTCTCTTCGTAGTCCTGCTGAGCCTGCTGAATAAGAGCATCCTCTCTTTCTTTATAGACATTACGAAGGCCCGCCATCTTCTTAGTAAACAGAGCTTCATTCTGTTTCTCTAAATCCAACTGGGCTTGAGCTTCTTCGTCTGTGAGGTCTGGGACGTTTGCTTTCAAATCTGCTAAGAATAGTTGTTCATCTGACAAATCATCTACTTGATACTGCGGCTGTTCTTCTAATCCATCGAGATAGTCTTGGATAGCTTGTTGTCTGTGAGCCTCTAAATAATCTTGTACACTTAGATTATTCTGTCTGAGTTCGTTAATTAGATTTATCTCTTCAGGTTCTAGACCGTATTCGTCCTCGGCTGGACTGTAATTGAGTAAATCTAATTGTTCCTCCTTAGTAAGACTAGTGAAAGGTATTTCTTCAATCTCCCCCTCGTCATTACGTACCTTAATAGCTTCTGGATTAATTCCTTTGGCTTTTAGTACACTAGTAAGTAAGTCGTCTTCTTCGTCTGGATTATTATCAGGATTGTCCAGATAATCACCTTCTGGCACATCTCCTTCCATCCATCGTTTGACATCATCATCTGGGTCTCCAGTATGTACTTGACCTTCTTCACCTAAGATGTCTTCGTCGTCAAATCCTAATTCCGCTAATTCCATTTCCATATTAATTCCCTTTAAAGTTATTTGCAAATTTAAGCATAAATTTTGAACCTTAAAACTGATTGGTAATTTATCTTAATTACTAACTTATTGCATACTTTTATTTGTAATATATATTACATAGCATCTACTTTCATAATAAATATTAACGAATAATACTTTGGTTCCCATTTTAATGGAACTCCCTCTCCTACTTCCTCAAGCGCAGCTGAAGATAAGTCTATTGTGTGTGTATGATTTCCGGCTGGAGAAGTTAATGCATCTGTAGAACCTCTTTGTACTGTTCTATCGTTAGCATTATCACTATCACCTGGTACTGGTGCTCTATATATGTGAGAATGTTCCCCACTTTCAGAGGTTGTTACTGAAGATTGTGAGAACTTATGAGTATGTGGAGGCAGATTCTCTATCTTTAGTTCAATCTCTTCCTTACCTCCAGTTTCTCCAGCAGATATGCCAGCCTTAATAAAGCTTCCTACTAAATTGGGAGTACCTCCAGTTCCATCGCAGATATGCCAGCCAGTTGGTATAGGAGCCTGCCCATTATACATTACTATCATTCCCGGGAATACTATATCCGGAATACAGATTATGTTTACTTTAGAGTTGTTTAAGTATATATCCTTAACCTTAGAACTGTCATATAGTAATGGATATTTCTCCTTAGTAAAATCATATCCAGATAATGTATTATGAAATGTACAATACTCTAGAGGACCTCTGAATGTAATCCCTGATAAGTTGTCTATCATACAATTATTAACTACTGTAGATCCGGAATTCTTATCAAATATTACATTAGATAATGATCCTATGACTTTAACATTACTCATAGTACCATCGAAAGTAAATGAATTGTTTATAGTACCTAACTGTACATTATTATAAGTTCCGCTAAGAACTATATTATTACCTTTATTTACGCTTATAGAATCAATACCATTATTACCATATCTAGCTGGATTAGTTAAATTTAATCTAACATTCTTAAATGAATCTGTAGAACTTAAATCAGTAGTTCCTCCGAAAGTATAATATAGATTATCATTTATTAAGAATGTCAGATGTTTAAAATCATAATTACAGCTATTTCCGTTTTCATCTGTAAGTTTGGTAATTCTTCCCTTAGCTTCTACTGGAGTCCTTGTTATAGCTCCGTTCTCATCCATAGTAGGAACTAATATTCTATCTTGATAGTTAATATCGTATTCTATAATCCATTCGGGTTTATCTCTGAAATAACCAGTCCTAGTGATACTGTCAGGTCCTGCGGCTGTAACTATTATCGGTCTTGTAGTATATGCCTCAGTTGATTCCTTAGAATCTTCATCCTCTACTTCACCCTCATTTTCAATTGTATCATCTTCGGTAGTTAACTCCCATTCGTTCTGGAAATCCATAATACAGTATTTCTGTAAAAGTCCTAAACCCCTATCTTCTATTAACTGTAATAATTCCTTATGAGTAGTTTCTATATATCCAGGAATTCCCTTCCTAACTACTATATTATCAACCTCTAGGGTAGACTCACCTCTTTCTAAGTAAAGTCTAAATCCAAGTTTCTCAGTAGCTCCAGGAGACATAAACATGTTAGAAGTAACTTCCCTCTTAAAATTAGCAGGATAGTTAACTTTCATTTCTTGGGGTGTTACTTCTACTATATCAGTATTTCCGGCATTTAAAACTATACTATTAGGACTGTAAATTATAGATCTTTGTTCATCCTGGTAAAGATACATATTACCTACAATTAGGCTGTTCTCTTTACCTGACCCTTGTATAACTATAGCTCCTTCAGAGGATTGATCTACTTTACTAACTACAAATTGTTCAGTATATGGATTAGGAATACTAGTAGTAAATTCTATCAGCTCTCCATTCCTTATATAATATAACAACCCAGTTTCTTCTACATATAATATACTATTAGGAATACCTGAAGCTTGTGCCTCTTTTAAGGTCTTATATATAAATCCTATATTTGCTAAGGCTGTATACTTCTCGTCTCCAGTAGTCTCTTGAGGTCCCTTAAAAGAAACATAAGTAGTTCCTAATTCCCCAGCAATATTTATTACATTGCCGTCAATAAGAATATATACTGAGCCATCTTCTTTTACATAGTAAATTCCATTAGCTCCTTTTACATCACTTACAGTATCTACTATATTAAATATATCAGAGTTGACGTTTATCTTACCATCTTTTATAAGATCAATAAACACTTTACCCCATTGGATCTTAACTTGGCCTCTAGTTTTAATAATAAAATCGGAGTCGGTACTTCCTATATGATCATAAGTCCTTCCAAACAAAGTTTCCATATTTACTCTATTGTTATCTCTATATTAGAATCATCTCTTAATATGTTCATTAATTCCACAAACGTAGCAGTACTTTCAGTAACCTTTCCAACAACTTTATTTCTTCCAACTAATAAGCATCCAGATGTATCGTCAGCAGTATTACCTACATGAATAAGAACTCCTTCATAACCAGGAACATTTACTAATCTAGGAAGTTTACCTCCATAAGGCTTAGCCCAAGATCTGTTCTTAAATGTTTCGCTTACCACATTCATAACTATCTTGTATGTTCCGGTAGGGATTGCAGTCTTACCATATATTTTAATATCTTTTATTTTACTAATAGGCATTTCAGATGTTAATCCTCTATCAGTATCTTCTAAAGTATCACAGAAGTACTCTCCATTTACATATAATTTACCTATTGTATAAGTACTTCCTTTGAATATGCGCTTTAATTGTAATTTAATCATGGCTCGAATTAGATTTATTTATTTTGTTTAAATAGATTAAGTAATTGAGTTATATCCTCATCATTAAACTTAACTGGCTTACCAAATATATTAGTAACGTATCCATCTGGGTATTTATCTTCCATATTCTTAACTACATACGTAATCACAGCCTGACTAGCTACACTGTTTAAATGAAATAAATTAGAAGCTAAGTCTTTAGCATACTTGTTAAATGCCTGAAATAAAATTTCTTTATCACTCATTACTTATTCTTATCTAACTTATGTTAATCTTTAGATAAGAATAGTTTGTTCTCCAGTTTGTAACCTAAAGGATTTAACTAACCTATATCTTTTATCTTTGAACACATATACATCACATGTATCTCCAGCATAAGCTATTCCTTTATTTATAGCTATTCCAGAAGAAGTCTCCCAAGTAAAACTACACGGAATTAGAAATTTCAAATACATTGTAGAACCTACAACTGGTAGTACTCCAGATGGGAATAAATATGCGTCCTCATAAGTTAGACTTGTAATAGTTAGCTTATTTTTAGGTTGCACTTTACCAGCTTGGATAACATTAGTAAATGCTTGAGCACCACTCTCTGCTTGGGTTAAAGTAATCTTAGCATTTCTCTTAGCAACTGTTAAGTTTTCTGCTATAGTTATATACGTAGTGTTGGTTGTAGTTCTCGCAGCATTAACCCAACCTGCATCTGACGAAAATTCGTAATTTAGAGATTCTGTAGTTTCACTACCGTCGCTTTTAAGTACAGTCTTATAAGAATTTACTGTAAGAGTCTCATTAGTTTCTGCCGCAGTCACACTTAAATTCGTTGGAGATACGTTAAACGTATATGTAGGAGTATAACCGCTTTGATTTATATAAACATAACATTTTAATCCTGATTCATTTTGTGTAAATACTAATTTGGCACTTCTACTACTAGTAGAAGTATTTTTTAGTACTTCTATACTAATTTTACCAGATATATCTACAACTACCCAGCCAGTACCACCAGAGGTTAAACTGTAACCAATATTACTGCCATTCTTTGTAGAAGTTGTTCTTGGAATAAAAGTACTACCACTATATGTAATGTCATATGTACTTGGCGATATAGTAAATACATAAGTATCCTTAGCTTTACCAGGTTGGCTTACCGAAATGGTAATCTCTTTACCAGAACCACTCTGAGTTATAACTACATTATGAGCTCTAGCATCTACTGAAGTATTCTCAGATGCTGTCATTTTAGCATAATACGTAGGAGAGTTAGGAGGGTTGTAACCTGTACTAATAGCCTCTCCAGTAATCCAGCTAGGTATATCAGTATAACTAAAACTTACTGCATTACGTGAAGTTACTGTGCCATCTACTACTGTTTCTCTGTAACTATATATTGCAGGCTGAATATTACTTCCAGACTGTCCAAATGAACCACTAACAGTTGTACCACCCCTGGCTGATGTCCAGAAGATATAATTGTAAGAAACAACTTGAGTATGTCCAGACTGAGTAACTCTAGCGTAATCTCTCTCACCGGATTCATCCTGCTCGAAATAGATATTAGCAGTTCTGGACGAGGTACTACTATTTGATGCTACTGTAAACGTCATACTTGACGAATCCCAAGTAATCCAGCTAGGTACTGTAGAAGAATCTATACTCCATCCTACACGTTCAGTTGTTCCTAGTCTGGATTTGCTTGAAGATATACTAATAGAGGAAGTAGTTCCACCAGATTCTCCAACATTTTTATCCCAATTAGAAACTGAGAAAGAATATGTCCAAGCTGGAAGGTAAATATCTTCCTCCCTTACTAGTTGATTAGATGCATAACTAGAATCATTAGTTATATACAATCCAAATCCCAGAATTTCAGTTTTAGTAGCACATTCATTACTAGAGCTTCCTACAGAGAAGTTTGAATAAATCCATCGTTTAGATGCTACTTTATTTGCCATAATTATTTACTTATTAATTTATCGACTACGGCTTCTAAAGCTGCAATTTTATCTTCAAGATACTTTATTTTAACTGCATATATTTCACTATAGTTAACTGTCTTAAAGCCATTCTCATCGGTATTAACCATTGATGGGTATACGGTTTCAAGTTCTTGAGCTATAACTCCGTAGCCATGATGTTCTCTGTCTGTTCTATCAAATTCTACTAATCGTATTTTATCAGCTTTAGATACATCTATGGATTCTATGTTATCCTTTACTCTCATGTCTGAAGTATCATAGAACCCAGCAGATGCATAAACAGCACCACTTTGTGTATATACTCCTGAATTAGAATAAGTAACAGGACTAGAAGCTTGGGATGTAGCTCCAATTAAATATAATTTACTCGAACTGTTAGTTGAGCCAGCAGTATTCTTAGTATCTGTAAAGTCATCAAGTTTCTTCTTATCAATACCAGTTATTAAACCTGCACTACCTTGACTATCACCGCTTGCTGGAGAAGCCATAGGTAAAGAAATGCTTTTATGAGAAATAGACGCATCACTGTATGTAACATCTAATGGAACACTCGCTGTTTTCCAATCCGTACGGGGAGTTCCAGGTTCTACTTGTTTAACTAAGGTAGGCTTGCTTGTGATTTCTGGCCAGCTATAAGAAGGTTTAGAAGAACCAATCCATGATGGTTTACCTGTCACATTGTCCCATGCAACTGAGTCGGCTTTTCCACCACCTGTAGCAGATAGAACACCATTACTAATTGCCAAACCACTTCCTACTTTTACACCACCAAGTGTAGTAGCTGATGCAGTTGGTAAACTGTATTTAGTATCAGTCCAAGGAACATTTACCACTGCTTGTTCACTACTATTAACCTGAACAGCATATGTTCTGCCTGAAGTTGTAGTAATTCCGTTAGGAGTTCCTCCCTGTGCGCTACTTGATAACTTGATACCTCCACGAGTATTGTTTGACGCTAATGGTAGTGTATATGAGGAACCAGAAGGTATGTTTACAGTTTTAGCTGAACTACCGTTCCATGTGCCTGTTACTGCACCAGTAAAGGTCAATGCGTTTGGGGTAGGTAATTTAGTAGGAATTGTGGGCTTGTTATTCAAGTCATTATAACTACCCGATGTAGCTACAGTAGCAAAACTAGGCTTGCCTGTAATAGTACTCCATGTTACAGCGGTAGCATAGAACTGTCCGTGTGTCCAAATTTCTTTAGAATCTTTAATATAAACTATAGATTGATAGTTAATGTCAGGAGCTCCAGTCTGAACAGTTCCAGTACCTCCTACCTGATATTGAGTATTAGAAGCATTGGCTGATAACTTCTGTGAGTTAAAAGTAGTTTTCTTATTAAAGTGAATTAATTTCTTATTAATTGCCATATCACTTAAATTTTAATCATTATAAAATAAAGGAGGAATGCTACTCCCTCCTTCTTGTACATATATTATAGTTCAACCCAATCCCATGCAGCTTCTAGTTTACCAATAGCGGCATTAAGTGAATCACCAGCAGCAATTGCACCTGTATCTGACGGTTTGGTATAACCAGTCATTGCAGTTACCTTATTAGAAGCCAGATTGGCTAGAGTAGTAGCTAGTGTAACGTTAGCAGAACCATCTAAAGAAACACTTCCAGTTACACCACCACTAACTGTGATAGTACGAGCAGTAGCCCACTTAGCAGCAGTATCAGCCGCACCAGCAGTAGCAGGTTTACCAATACTAACTGTTTGTTTAGAACCTCCGGAAGGAGTTACAGTAAAGTTACCAGCTGTACCATTAGCGAATGTATAAGTAGTATTAGTATCAGCCCCTGGAATACCCAAAGCAGTAATATCAGCTTTAGTAACGGCAGTTACTGAAGCAACGTGACTAGTAGAATCTGTGCTGAATTTATAGAATCCAGAAGTTTTACTAGGAGCACCACCAGCAGGGTGAGTATAAACTGTGTCTTTCTCTGCTTGCCATGCAGGACCACTAGCAGTGGCTTTCAGTACGTATCCAGCAGTACCATTAGCTAGAGCTTTAACAGTAGACCCACCGTTACCTAAAATTACTGCGTTAGCAGTTAGGGATTTGCCAGTAACAGCACCGTCTAAGTTTCTCTGAATAACTGACCAGTCACCATTTGCAGCAGTCGTTCCAGATTTAACACAGATAATCATGTCACCTGCTTCACAGCCTTCGCCCGCAAAGTTACCAGCAGCCTTAACTACGTAAGTATCTCCAACTGTGTGATTAGCTGGAAGTTCAGTTACATCACCGTCTGTGCCAATAGTTCCTTTGAATCTAAGTGCTTGAGCAACAGAAACCTTACTTCCAATCTCGTTAATTACAAATGCAGTAGTTGCAATTTGAGTAGTATTAGTTCCACCAGCAGCAGTAGGAGCTGTAGGAGTTCCAGTAAACGCTGGGCTTGTAAACATTGTAGCCTTAGATTCATTTGTTACGTTACCTAAGCCTACATCAGCTTTAGTAACAGTAACATTAGCACTAAGTGCATGTCCGTTTACAGTTCTAGTATTTGGAACAGCATTATCAGCCTTAGTACCTTGAGCAGCAGTTGCATATGCAGATGAAGCTGTATATGCAGCAGAACCTAATCCTTTAACAGCAACATCAGTTCCGTCAATTGCAATAGTACCATTAGCAGAACCAGAAGCAGCCGTGGTTGCAGCACCATTAATTGTTACTTTACCAGTAGCATCAGCTGTAACTGTTACTTTACCAGTACCAGTAATTTGATGTGAGCTTCTTACTGCACCATTCTCAATTAAGTTCAAGAATGTAGTAGCATTAGTAGTTGCTGCATTAGCTGTAGCTGTAGCAGAAGCGCCAACAACATTCTTAGCTTGCCAGTTAGTAAATGAAGGAGCAGCTGGCATAGTCATTGTAGTGGTTCCTTTAGCTGTAACGTGTCCTTGTGCATCATAAGTAATGCTAGGAATAGTAAACGTTCCACCAAATGCTAATGTTTTACTATTATCACCTTTAGCTGTGCCAGCAGTTACTGAATTAGAGTGATTAATTGTAGTACCTTTAATAGAGATACCAGAACCTTGTGTGTATTTGGTATCTGTAGCGCTAATTGTTACTCCATCTGTTCCGACAGTGATATTTACATTAGAGCCTTTGTTGAATTTAAGAGTTCCGCCATGAGAAGGAGACTCTGCAACATTAGTACCGTCAGAAACTTTAGAGAAGGCCTTGGCAGCCTGTAAAGCTGCCACAGCACTCTCCAATGAAGTAATTTTGCCTTTGTAAGAATCGGGAATAGCGTAGAACGTTCCATGAGTATAAATCTCCTGTGAATCTTTAATGAAAACAATACTATTGGTGTATTGTTCTTGTAGTTCGCTGGTAAATGTAGACTTCTTCGCTACGTGTACAAACATTTTCTCCATTTTAATATATTATGTGTCTTATTCAGTTATTTCGTGCCAAGCCATAGCTGCGTCGATAGCTGTATTAATTGTCGAAACTACAGTAGTGGTGATTCCAACAAGTTTAGCCTCATTAGCAGCAACTCTAACTTCTAGAGCATCAATATCTGAAGCGTTAGTGTCAATAAGTACAAGTTTAGTTTCTGGAATCAGAGTACTACCTTTTACCTTATCAACTTTATTAGCTACTAAATTACTAACATTACTAACTTTAGTATCTGTATAATCTTTAGCCTGTTTCAGAGTATTAGCTAGAGAACCTTCAGCATTAGCACTACCATTAATCTTAGCAATAGCTTGAGTATTAGTAGTAATTTTACCGTTTAATGCAGTATCAGCTGCTTCTCTTAAAGTCTTCTCTGCATCAACAGCAGCTGCAATTGCAGCATCTGCTTGAGTCTTATTGTAGTATGCAGACAGGTCAATAGCTCCACCCAGAGCATCCCATGCTGTACCAGTCCATGCCCAGTTAGTACCAGCTGGATGATTGTCATGAGCTTCCTCTACATTCCATACATCACCTGCTGCTGCACCACTAGGAAGTTCTGCATAAGTAGCTTTGGAGCCTTTGTATGAATATACAGAAGAAATTTTGCCCTCAAGGGTAGTAACTCTCCGTCCTAATACTCTACCTTGATTAGCTGACAATGCAGCAGTGGTAGAAGAAGAATTTAAGTTGTCAATAATCTCTACTGTCTGTGCAGCAGCAACGTCCACTTGTTTCCATCCGGAGTAATCTGCTTCCAGAATTTTATCTTTATCAACTAGCATATAAATTGCCTTATCAGCAGCAACGGCTACTAGCAATCCATTATATACGTAGATAGTATCGCCATCATACGGCCAAGTCTCTTTATTAATAAGTTCAGACTTATTATCTACTAAGATTCTTGGGTCTAAAGCACCTTGAAGTTTAACCTCAAAGTTGGCTGCAAATCGGAATGTACCTTTATTTCTTGCCATATGTCAAATTAGAATTTAGCGATTAAAGTTACTGAACCTCTAGTAGAACCATTGTAAGTGTAAACTGAATAAGTTACAGGTGTGGTTCCAATAGTAATCTTTTCTTCTGTCTTAGTCCAGCCACTAAGTCCTATAACTTCCATGTTACCTGATACTGTGTTCAACATTTGAAGTTGAGTGACAGCTCTTGGCAGCTTGAATACCTGTGGAAGAGTACCAGAAGGTTGTAATTCAAATCTAGGAGTAGTCATAGCTCCAGTAGAAGTATTCCAAGCAATAAGAGCTTGTTTAACCACAGGCGTACCAGAAGAAGCTGTACTTGTAGATGCATACCAAGGATATGTACCATTAAGTGCGATAGCTGAAGAGTTAACCGAACCAGCTGCAAGTGGAGTGCTATAATTGTTTCCTTTGTTATCTTTAGGTTGAGGTCCTTGCAAATAAGCTGCCTTATAAGTATAAGTAGTATTACCAAGTGTTACAGTAGTAGGCAGAGTTGTGTTAGATTCTTGTCCATTTACGAAGATAAATGAATTATCTGCATCTAAGTTACCAGACCTGTCTGCTTGTTTTGTTCCATTTAAGGTAATAGCTCCCTTATTAAGACTAGTGTTGAAGTCAGCAGCAGTAGGTGCAGTAGCTCCAACTTCTTGAGGAGTTGAATAACTCTTAAATGAGATGCGTGCAGTAGGAGCAGTAAATGTAGGATTAATAGTAGGGAACAGCAGTTCATCCCACATATAATCATATGTCTGTCCTTCCAGAGCACTTACCTTAGTTCCTTTAGCGATACCACCGACAGCATTAGGCATAGCTAAATCTTTGTCTTCAATAGCTGATGTATACTTACCGCTACCTACTTCAATCTCTGTTGTAGTAGTATCAGAGTAAGTAATGACCAGTTTGCTTTTATCAGAAGACAAGGCTACATTAGTAACGACTTTACCAGCAGCTAGAGCTCCTGTGTAAGCCTTACCATTCATAAGGATTTCATTGGTGTCTGTAGCAAAGTAAATCCCATCCTTGTGAGTAGTTTCAGCTACATAATTGGCTTTTAACCCTCTGTAAAATTTTAATTGTGCCATAAAATTTAATGATGTTATTTAATAAATATATTAATAGAAAGTACAGTATTATCACTGAATCTTACCTCCCCGCCAGTTATTTCACCACTGGCATTCTTATACAAATCTACTCCAGTTGGAGTTATAGTTCCATATGTTTCCCAAGTTTCTCCATTCCAAGCATAGTTAGCACCGTCATTAATAACGTTGTAAATATCACCTACTTCTGGAGCAGAAGGTAAATACATACGAGTAGCTACAGACCCCTTATATCTAATAGCTGTAGAATCAGAAGATATAAGTATGTCTCCATTACCGAGTACTGACTTACCATTAATCTTCTTAATGTTAACTCCACTAACAAGTTTATTTTGTTTAGTAGATAGTAAGTACTCCATAGTATCTTTTAATGTATTAATTGATTGTTGTATATGTGTTAAGTCAATAGATACGTCTTCGGAACCGTCATAACTAACCTCTCCTTCAGAATGCTTAACTGTTAAAGTTCCTACTGGATAACTCTCTGGTAAATCAGCAAGTCTCGTAGCTTTAGCAGTAGTTACTTCATTCCAAGTATAAGAAGTCAAGTCTGACATTAATGCAAGTGAATCAGTGTCTTCCCCTACTACAACGGCTGGTCTTGTGTTAGTATATATCTCCAGATAAGAATTAACATTACCAAGTTTAAACCCTCCGGAATTGTCAGATGATATTAAATTCTGAACACCGTCTCTACGATTAACCACAATTCCTTGACCTTCCTCTAATACTATATTACCATCAACCAAACTAACTTTATTGTCTAAGTCACTTTCGATATTAGATATAAAAGCATCAGTTTCTGATTTAGTATAATACAAGTCAGGGTCTAAACCTCCACCACCTTCAGAGGCATATTTAACTCCATTAAGGTAAATAGACTTAATGTCCTTTATGAAGTAAATGGTATTAGGTTCTAAAGTCTGTAGTAAATACTCATCGTAAGTATCTACGGCTTTAATTCTTACTGGATATTCTGTACCTTCCCAACTAAATTTACAAACAACTCCTTTATCACCCTTAGTAATAACTATATTAGAATCAGCGTCAGTATCAACTACTAAATCTGCCCTAACTCCAAGGTTTGAAGTTAATAAATCTACAGACCTATTAGTAATTGGATTATTAATTTTTAATTCTGATGCAATATTACCATTCTTAGTCTGGGTAATAATAGTATTAGTTATTTGTCCTTTAACTACAAAGTCTTCCAGAGACACTTCAAATCTATCTCCATTAGAAGCAGTAAGTATCAGCCATTCCTCATTCAGTGCATTACCGAATCCGTTATCTATATCCTCTTGTGTTATAAGATGTCTTTCAAACGAAACTATCTTAGTATCTTTATCAAGAAGGATTGATGATATTTCCTCACCACTTCCTCCTTTACCTATAACTCTAACCTTATTACCTTCTTCTTGAGTATCGAGTTCTACTATACCAGTTACCTGAGTAGCAATAGCATCTTTGATAGCTTTAGAAGAAGGAATAGAGTCTTCAACGTCTATTGAGTCCGACACCGTATATGGGCCATATGTTGTCCACAAGTAGTCCAACTGGCTCATATTAGCGGGTCTATTAGGATACTGTTTCTTCATCACCTTCTACGTCAATCCAAGTTACTTCACCTATATCATCTGGAAGTTGTTCTTTAGGAACCTTTCCGCTTACTAAATCTGCTTTAGACTTTAGTAGAATTTCAACTTCGGGCAAAGAAATGGCTCCAATCTGTGCTGGAGTGACTCTATGTGGATTGTTGAAATCTTTAAGGTGGCTATCAATATCACTTTGTAATTCACTAATAACAACATCCAAGGCCTTAGAATCATGTGTAATGTTATCGGAAGTACCTTTAACATACAGAGCATTTCCTTCTTTTACTAAGATGTTATCTTTAGCTATATGTAACCTAACGTCAGCAGAAAGCTTATCAGCGCCAGTTCCTAATGATAACACTTTCTCCAATTCTACTACCTTATCAGGAATAGAGTTATCAACTTCCCATTCTCTAATAAGAGTTCCAACTGGAATCCTAACTACTTGCTTATCACCAGTTAGAAGTTTAAATACTATAACTAGCTCTTCCGTATCTGGGTCATACTTAGCATCCTCTACGATAGCTGACAAACCAATTTGATGTTGCCCTATAACATTATCGTTAACCTTAATAGTTAAGAGTCCGTCTAAATATTCAGTAGTTAGTTTATAGAATAGACCGTCATTCTTTATGGTAATTCCGTTACCACTATCAGTAGATACCTTAACATTACCAGATATTGTAGTTCCAGTAATCTGTCTATCAATATCTAATTCAATGCTTGGAGTATCTTCTAGTGTAACCCAGTTAAAGTGAATAGCATGATTCACTAATTCGTCTAGCTTGCGCAGAGAATCCATTACAGATGTAGAGTCTTTAAGGTAAGTAGTTTCAGTATCAGGAACATAAGCTCCGTCTTCTCCCAAACCTACTCCTTCTTGTGTCTTATCGAGTTCGGCTTGTACCTTATCAATATTACTCTGTAATTCCTCATCAGTGCTGTCTAGATTACCTAGATGCTCTCTAATTTTAGTAATTTCCTCTGCAATGTCCTTCAGACTGTTTAAGTCCTCTGGTACACTAGTATGGTCAACACTTCCCCAGATAGCATCGTCTGCTGTCTTTCTATCTTTAATTTCCTGCTCTAATCTAGTTATCAAGTCAGCTATAGTTTCATCACTCTTAGAAGTAATAAGTTTAGTAAACTCTAACTCATCGTTAGTCTCCTTTCTAGTGACCCAATATAGTGCTTGATTACCATCTCCGTCATTTTCAACTACCTTTAACAATCCCTTGTGTAAAATAGCATTCTCTTCAGGAGATGAATAAAATTCTTTCAGTTTCGCTTCAGTTTCGAAGATATAGTCAGCTTCTATAGGGAACGGACCACCTCTTCTAAAACTTGCTATAATTTCACTATATGCTCTCATACTTATTAAATGTTAGCTGGGTCAAACTTAAATGTTACCTCCAAGTTGAGAGTTACTAGAGACTCCTTGAATACATATATCTTATATATTTTACTATTTGACAATCCAGGAATTTCAAATGGGATATCACTAATAATGTCAAATGATTCAAGACCAAACTGTTGAGAAGGCGTTGTCATTTGAACTAAGTCTGGATATTCCTTAGGCATTGCTACAAATATTTGCTTAAGCTCTTTAGGACTTGAGAAATTATATTTGTGTTTGATTTCTGATACTAAATCACCAGAACTGTCAATGCTATTGTTCTCTGGGTCTGATTGAACTAGCTGAAGTAAGTAATCATAATTAACATTAGAGGCTGCATACCATTTAGGTAAGATTCCTACAAATATATCATATGCTACTTTAGTAGTACAACTAGCTTCCAGATATGTACCATTAGGATAGAATACTTTAAACGTAAAAGTAGTTTCTTCGTTAATAGGTAAACTCTTTACAGTCAACTGTCCTAATTCGAAATCATCCTTAGTATATGTTCCAATAAGCTCATCGTTCTGCCATAATTCAGCATAAGATATCACTCCAGTAGAACCTCTAACGAATAGTTCAACGTCTACTATAGAACCCAGTAAAGCATACGCAGGAGCTTTAACATCTACAGATTTACCGTAGAAGATTGCATCCATAACCTCTTGAAGATTCAATTTCTCTCCTGGGTCAGTTTCATCTTCAACGAAGCCTACTGTAGTCTGAACTGGTCCACTAGTAATCCAAACAGGCTCTTCTACAATAGAAGCATCCAGTTGTCTCTTAGTTACTAATTCATCATCTTCTACAGCATCTACTCCCTTCTGTGGGGCAGTAAATGGAACTGAACCATCACGAGGTACATAATGCTTACTATAGATTTCTTTAAGAGTTCCATGAGGGTCATATTGATTGATATGTTCCTCAATAGCCCCTCTAGCCGCATCAATTACCAATTGATTAATAATGGCATCAATTTGAGCTCTTGAATAAGTCTCTGCTCTAGAGTAAGTTTCAGTCTTCCTGAAATAGTTGTTTAGTCTCTGATTAAGTAACGTTACAAATCCGTGAGGGTCTGCATCAACTAAGTGTTTGAACATTACATCATCTACATATTTCTTAGTAGATAGATGCCCATCAGCTACTGGAGTAACTCCTAACTGTGGTTTTAGAAATGCAGTAGTTCCGTCACGTCTAACGAAATTCTTGATTAAGTCATCAACTTGTTCTCTAGTATATAGCTCTACCTTCCTATAAATCTGGTCAGTAGTTACATATACTTTAAGTATTTCCTCTACAAGAGGAATTATATTATGTGGGTCTGTTTTAGCTAAATGACTGTCCATTAAAGCAGTCACGAATCTTTTGGTTGTTAAATGAAAGTCTGTCAACGGGTCAACACCTGTTTGAGGTGCTAAGAATGGTGTGGTTCCATCCTCTTTAACAAAACCCTCCAGTTTACTTTCTATAGTAGGAATTATATTATGTGGGTCTTCAGTAGCTAGGTGAGTATCCATTGAGGTCTTAACTGCCTCTAATGTCTTTAAATCTGCTGAAGTCTTATCATAGACATCATTAATGCCAGCAGCTCCAAGATTAATTCTAGCAATTTGTTTATCTGACTCACTCTCAAACTCCCCTAAGCGGTAATCTACTTTCAGAAATTGTGAAGTATCAATTTGTTCGTTAACAGGATTGATACATTCATTTCCAGAACCACCTGGTGTTAAAATAGAGTTATCTGCCATTTATTATTAAGATAAAATTGTTCTACAAATTCAGACCTATTAACTTCATTCTCTTCTAGCAATTCGATGAGACTTATCTCTTCGAGAATTAGTTGGTAGTCATATCTATGCCCCCGTTCTAAATACTTAAGCAGTTCTTTGTATTCACAAATCACCTTATCTTTGAGAGCATCCACAGCCTTGCTCTGGCCATTTGCTGTATTCTGATTTACACAAGCCATTACAACCTCCTATTTGTTCTATGATTCGTTCAGCTTCAGCTAACTGATTAGATTGAACCATATATTTGATTACATTAATAGCCATCCAGACTAAATCTCTCTTGTAGGATAATTCGGCCGCTACAGCATTCTTACTCCAACATTTACTGAAACCTCTGCTATTAAATATTTGCTGGCACAAAGATATATAACATTTCTTAAGAAAACAAATAGACACGTAATTATTGTAAGTTCTAGAGATAGTAGTATCTTCTATGTTCCTCTCTACTATCTCATCTACAGTTACGGTCGTAGATGTGCCATTAAAATACTTATAGATGTAGATGCCGTCCGAATAGTACACAGTGGCATACATAGTTACAGCTGAACCAGCCGTTTTACCCATCTCTCTATCAAACCAATCTTTAGTCGGCAGAACTATATGATATACATTAAACCACCCATCAAACCCTACTGGCATAGTTACTGACTTATTACCGTCATCATGTAAAGTGTAAACAGGAAGTTGTATTTCAGGCCCATCTGCCTTATTATGTTGTAAGACATCAATAGATACAGTGTCAGAGTACTTGAATCTGTTCTTGACGATGACTGAAGAAGATTCAGGCAAATAGCCATTCTCTCCTGTACCAGTATCGTCAAGTATGATTACCTTACAGCTATCGTTAGTGCAAACTTTAATTTTTAATTCCATTATACGTTCTTCACTTCGTTATTCTGTTGATTCCCATCGTACAATTGGGCTATCTCAATATCTGTTCTTTTGGTGTCATTGTCAGAAGTACTCTGCTTATAATCTCTATCAGCGTTAGCCTTAATAATTCCAATCTCATAATCATACTCAATCTTCTGCTTATCGAGAGCAAGTTTAGCTTCATTAAGAGACTCAATCTTGTTCATCAACTTCTCCTTCTCTTGACTAGCTCTATCAAGTTGCTTCTGTAACTCTTCAAGTTGCTGCTGTAACTGTTGAGTATTCTGTACTTCATCTCTTCTCTTTTGAAATGCTACACTTAGTTTAGATTTTAACTCTGTCATGCTTCTGGCAGTCATACATTCCATAGCAATGTCAGGATCTAGCTGACCAGCCTTAATGAACTCCATCATTACTTGCTGAATCTTATCTATCTCTTCCATTATCTTAGAACTACTAGTAACATGAACATCATAATCAGTAAAAGTAAAATGTTCAGGTAGCGCAGTAAACACCTTCTGTAATTTATCTCCTAGTATTAGAATTCCTGTAAGAGGTTTACGCTTCCATACCTTCTTAGCTATATTTAGAGAATCTATCAATATATCTTCAGATAGAGTATCCATCTGTTGATAGTATCCTTTAGTAATAATGTATGAGTTTCTCATTCCTACTTTAACATTATTAACAGCAGCTCTAGTTTCAATACCGTCTAACCTTTCTCTAAATACTCCAGTAATTGAAGAGCAAGTGTTCTCAATTCTATCAAGAGCAAGTTCAAAAGCTTGAATAGTATCAGCTTTTAATGAATCATCAAAGCCAGCAAATGAAGTATTGTTATTAAATGCCCTACCTTCTTGTGAAGTATCAATAGGAGCCACACCAGTCTTCTTATAAGCAATGAACTTCTGAAGTCTCTCTGTTAAATCATCACCTAAAGCTGTAGGAAGCATACTAAAGTCGATCCAATCTCCAGCAGTTCCACTGTTAGCTATTATGTTATCCTTGAAGAATGTAATCAAGTCGTATTTATCTTGAAGATGTGAACATGCCAAAACAAGAGAATATGGTTCATTGCTTCTATTAACAAAGAATAACCCATTTACTGATAATCCACATTTAGAAGGATTATCTTTAGTTCTAACTACATCAGGAGACTTACCAGTAAGAATGTAAATAGATTGTCCAATTTTAACACCTTCATATCTATTCTCTATGAAATCATCACCTTCCTTATCAACATCAATCCATTCTACTTCAAATACAGGAATTAACTTATAGTTATATGTCTCGTAATAGTCAGTAGGAAATCCGGGTATAACTTCCTTTCCAGCCTCTAATCCGTCAGTAATAGGTGCTCCAGTTGTGGCATTATTCATAGCACGAACATATATATAACTGCTATCATAATAACCTTCGAACATTTCCTCTAGTTCGTTTATACTAGAGTCATCCAGTTTACTACCATATTTATTCAATATCTGTTGCTTAGTAAGCCATCTTCTAATTACAACTCTATAACTATCCTTAACGTATACTGAATCTGGATTTCTATCTACAAAGACATTACGGGGATCTAATGCTTCTATCTCTACATTATTACGCTCCTTAGTGGGACGTACTTGATAGAAAGACATTCCTGCTACCAATAGATCTAAAAGTAAATTCTTAAGTTTAGTAAGCAGATTAATATCTCTAGACTGAATTATATATTCAATAACATTTTGTGCAGCTATTTCATAGTCACTAATAAAATTATTATTGATTTCTTCAACTAGTTTGTTTATTTGCTGTTCTACTGCTTTATCAGTTATATCCTGACCGTTAAGAAACCTAAGAATTTGGTTATTTAAATGTCTTTGTAAATATCCATATACTTCTTCAGTTATCTTCAACTCTTTATCTCTAGTTATCTTAGATATAGTTTCTTTATCCTTGCATGATACTTTAGGGAGTAGTGGTGTACCTAGATATTCATTTAGTAAAGCATCTACATGCTTTCTGATAAGAGGTGTAAATTCAATAGAAGTAGGATTACCTATTCCAAAATTCTCCTCTAGGTATCTGTACTGCTCAGCATCCCTATATCCATTATAGTAATTGTATGCTTTCTGTAATTTATACTTAGGATATACTAATTCGGATACTGCCTTATCAATATGCTCCATTAAGTATTCATCACCTCTATTGTGTACACTCATTACAACTTTCTAATTTATTATATTGTTTATATCCTAAGAAGTATAACGTGTCTCCTAGTCGTCTATCTCTAAGTTCTTGTTTAAGGAATTTAAGGTATGATTTAGAATCACCTTCAAATGATATAATAATAGGCTTATCTATATTGTTCATTCCAAGAGTAAGTTTATATCCTCTATGTGCACCTTCAGTAGTTAATAACTCTTCTAGTTTTAACTTTCCAACATATTCCTTACAATATACTTCTCTAAATAAATCTTTGATTGCTACTTCTAATCCTTGTAGGGTCATCGTACTGTGTTGGCCATAAGTTAAACTTAGGTACTATAGCTTCTCTTTCAGGAATTACTCCTTTATGCCTAATACCTCTTTCATCTACCCAATACCCAAATGGTCGTAGTTTATTATTAGGGCTGGCAACTTCCCTGGGAACTACTCCCATTAGTTCTTCATCTCCTAACATACACATTCCCCAAGCTGCTATAATATCGAACTTACGTTTATTCTCGTAACTATATTTAATAGCTTCTTCTAGTATTTCTTCAAACCATATATTATGGCAGTAATCTTCAATATGCTGTGCAATTAAATCCAATTGATGCCTAATAACTACTTCAGTGGCAGGTGCTCCAAACTGTTTACTACGTCCCCCTTGTATATCAGACTGTGTAGCTCTAGGACGCCTCATCAAATGTCTATTCTCCTTATGTTTCTCTCTGAAGAATTGCAGGGTCGACATTCTTGTAGATTCCAGTACTGCTTGACAGTCATAGTATTGCAATATCTTTAGGCATGTCATATGAGCTTCTCTAAGGGTTCTAGGTCTATCTCTATAATAGCATACAATTTTAGGCTCGTCAAGACCATAAGCTCTCTTCATAACTACTACACAGAAATCGGACGGGTCTTGAGTCTTATCAGAAGTATCTTCACCACCCATATCAATACCGTCAATACCAGCTACGTATAAATTTCTAGGAACCAATCCATGTTCTCCTCTAATAGGATGCTCAAGTATTTTAACTTTACCATTTGAATTACTAACAAACCTAACGCTATCTATAGCTTCTTCAGTATGTTGATTATTAGTAAAGTTATATTCCAATTGACCTACGTCAATATGTGGTCCCATTTTATGAAGCTTAATATTAGCTAATTGTTCTGATAATAATACTGTGTTGAACTGATTATCTCCTTCTAGAGCCAATGCATCATCTGGAGTGAAACAGAACTCAGCACATGCTATTAAGTGTTCTTTAGGATTAGCTAATAGAGACTCTCTCTGTTCTAGATAGAATTTCTTAGCCTTCTCAGTATTAGTAACTCCTCTATTATCTACATACCCATCTCTAGCTACGAATGTATATGCAGGAATAAAGAAAGAAGTCAGAGCATAAGAACCGTCTTTAGTATGATTATGCTTATATGGTAGGAAATTGTAACCTCCAGGATTATAAAACATCTTACTAAGTCCATCTAATGCTGGACCCTGATCACCACCAGTTCCCCATACGAATCTAGTTCCGAATTTATTACCCAGAATCTCCACAAGAGCTGTGCTCTGTAAGTAGGTCTTTACTAAGATTGGATTAGAACCAGATTCTTCAAAGAATAGTCTATCTACACGGTCTCCACGAAGCTTACGAGGAACATCTACTACAAATCCTACAATATCTGACATAAATCCAAATTCTTCTCTATCTTTAGTAAGAAGGGAAGCCTTCTTATGCATGTCAGAATTATATTTCTGTCTTAAATGTCTCATACCACCTTCAGTATCTGCATTCAAATACTCAAGCTGTTCCCAACATTTACGGAGCACGTCAGTAACGAATTTCTCTGTAAACGCTACATATACAGTATGAGAACCCCTAACAGTAGTATATAGTCTAACTCCAAGTGATGCTGCAATTTCACTAAACACTTTGTTATCGTATAGGCTTTTTATCCTATACTTCTTATAGTTTCCTATAAGGTCAGCGCACATATTCATTCTTTTATAGAATGTTCCGCACTCGTGGGAGGATTATTACTCTCATTAACGTTCACCTCCTGCGCGTTACGGTGGTCAGCGATGAGCTGACTTACCTCGGTATTAACATAGTAACTAAACTTATTAAACTTTCTTGATAAATAGAAATTAGCATCATTATATAGATAATGATATAGTTTACTCACTTCGCTTTTAGATGAAGTAGATATCCTATACATATCATCACGTTTAAGATAATTAATATTTACATTAATATCATTCTTAGAAAGAACCTTCTGTATATCAGACAACATAGTAATTGTTTTACTACATATATCAAACTTATATCTAACTCTGTCAGCTTTACCCTTCTCTGTAGCTAACCATCCAGTAATACACCCATCAAAATAACCTCTGATGAAATGTTTCACAAGGTCCTCAGGAATGCTTGGAATTTTGAGTTCTGCTACGCTTTTATTATATCCTATCCCTAAGTCTACTAAGGCATTACATAATTTGGAACTAGTAATGTCAACTCCAAATGATGCATGGGCATTTACTTTCATACCGTTTCTTCCAGTTACAATATGTGGTGCTACGGTAAACGTTCTAGCGTCTGGACTTATACTATCTTTAAATAAGTACACTATTTCAGAATCTCCAGACTGCAAATGAACTCTTAAGGTTTTGCGTTTCTCATCAATACTGCCATCAGCGGCATAAAATCCAAGCAGATAAGCTTGTTGCATAAGGGATAGTTATCCTCAATAAATTTTAATTGTTCCTTCTTAGTCATAATATTAAATTTAATAAGTGATTAATCACGTTAGTCTTCACCGATTTTGCGGAATTTATAGTCGGCTTTAGTTTATTGTGTCAACCGACTCCGCGAGCTTTAAGGGCACACACATCCTTACTTAACTTCTCACATAATTCTATGTAATGGAAGTATTCATATTGCTTACTAAAGAATGCTGGAAATGTGGTTTCACGACCAGAACCGGCTTGAGACACGTCAGTATTCTTAAGTCTGTAATAGTTTAAGAAGAAGTAATTATCACCTGTAATCCTATATCCATGTGATTCATATCCTTGATTACACCTTCTAAATTCCTCTACCCAAAAGTCATTATACTTCTTAGATCCCTTAGGATAGGAACAATACTTACCATCTCTTAATTTAATCTCTCTAGCTTCAGTAAACCATGCAGGATCAAAGTCTAACCCTCTCTCCTCGTCTACTGGTCGGTAACCAGTCAGTTCATAAGATAAAGTAGGATCGAAATATGTAATCTCCTCGTTAGCAGTAACATCCCATTCAAACTTAGTTTTAACTGTTGATTCCTTATTAATTGGTTCTACGTAAGGTATAGCCTCTACTAATTCGGGTTCTACTCTATTTATCAATTCTTGAACTGTTTCTGGAACTTCTACTTTCTTCTTAGGTCTTCCACGTCCAGCCATAATTATCTATCGAAATGCCCTATATCACCTTCACCTCTGACTCCAGTTTCCTCTTCCTGTTCTTTCTTATACATGTATTCTAGTGACTTGAGTTCATCCACCACTTTAGAAACCGATTGCATCTCCTTCATCACATCATTAGTCTTCCAAATAGGTCTTCCAGTAATGGGATCTCTTTCACTTAAATCTATAGTATCGAAATAATCAGTAATTTTATCAACTACTCCTTGAGCGGCTTTGATAAGTTTAAGTGCTCTGGATTCATTTTGCATATCTCTATATTTCCTACATGCAGCTCTGAAGACTGGGTCTGCCCATTCATCTTCACTTAAATTAGCATCTTGTAAACAGGCTTGGTGTCTGTCTTGTTCTGCATAATCAGAATAGGGAGACGCCCAGTCTATCATTAGCCATATGTAAGTAAGCTCTCTATAAGCTCTAGATTTATAAATGCCTTTAGGGTCTTCTTTGGTCTTATTCCTCTCATTAGTCCATAGAGCAGCAAATTCCTTAATAAGAAGAACCTCTGGCTCATTTATAATCACTTTATTATTAGCATTATCAAATAGGAATACCTTCATAAATTATTTATACGATTTGCCAGCTAAGGCTTTCTTCTGAAATCCATTAAACTTCATCTCTCTTGTACTATCTGCTGAGCCAGGACCTCCGTTTATATGACGAATGGCGTCACCTTTAGCATTTGATGGAATACTCCATTTATTGCTAACTGTACCGCCCATATTCTTCTTAATACGTTTCTTAGCTTTACCACCACACTTGAATGCAACTAATGTACCTCCATTTAACTTTTTACCTATTTTATTACTACGTGCAGTTGCTGCTTCAGATTGTGCCCTTCCACTACCCTGGTCTTTCATATCCACTCTAGTTTGTTCAGAAGGTGACAATTTCCTATAATCAGATGGAGTCATCTTCTTATAAGGAGTCTTCTTGTTACTTAGGTTGTAAATTCCCTTCTTAGTATGAATTGTATCATTCTTAGTGATGGTATTACCATCCTCATTCTTCTTAATTCTCTTCTTAGCCTTTCCTCCGCATTTATCTTTGAATACGTCAATTACTTTATTACTTTCAGCCATAGCCTTCTTTCTACACTTAACACAACCTCCAGCCATATATTTCTCAACCTCATATCCTTCTGGACATCTACCTTGAAGTCTCTTAATGTAGTCTATTCTAGCTCCGTCTTTAGCTTCCATTACTTTAGATTTATTACTCTTCCAATCCGTATATAATTTATTAATCTCTTCCATACCAGTATCTAATAAGAACTTCTGCAACTCTTCATCGTTCTTAGCTCCAGAGATAGCATATAAATAAGAAGCAAATTCTTTACCATCCTTATTTAAAGTACCTCCATCTTTGTAAAAGAGAGGGCTAAGAACCCTCTCTTTATTATTGACTGACATTGTTATTCTACTTTTAATAAGTCTTTGGTATTAAAGACAGCCTCTTGAAGAACACCTTCAGTGGAGAACCATCTGCATCTAATACCTATAAAGTAATCATCTCTCTTCTCATCTTTGGATGGTCTAAACGTTATAGTTTCCTTTTTAACTACAATCATCTTAGGCTTATAAGGAATATCCTGCCTAAGAGTTACCACCTCTCCTGGTAAATAAAACACTTTCTCTTCCATAATTACAATTTACTAAATCTCTCCTTTAATCCCTCATTAATAACCACTTGAACTTGCTGTTCAGCTACTACTTCAAATCCCTGTCTGAAGAATGGTACAGGTACTCCAGATGAACGTCTGTAATAAATATCGTCACCCGGCTTAACAAACTTACATAAAGGACTTACTTCTATTACATTAGCAACTACTGATAATTGATATTCTGTATCCTTCTCTCCAGTATCTGGATTCTTAAATGCTCCATCATATTCTGGAATAATAAGCCCACCTTTAGTTACTTCAATCTTCTGATATGGATTTTTAGCATAAGGTTTTACTAAGATGTATGAATTAATAGGCATAATTTCCATTGAATTCATCTTCTCTGTAACTTCCTCAGCTTTAGCAAGCTCGTCTTTAATATTCTCATTTAAAGCTTTAGTGTAAGCATCTACTGCCTTATTATGTGCTTCCACAGCAGCTTCCTTCTTTAAATCTTCAAATCCATCTGCACCAGCAAAGCTAATTCCTTTGCCACCAAACATTAAATCCATTGTTCCGTTGTTACTCATAATTAAATCATTACCATTTACCTGCGGGGCATACAGAATCTAAGTCTCTAACTTTAGCACTGAGTCTGCATCCGCATCCACGTTTATAACCATCTTTCTCTTCAGTTGATACATCTCCAGTTTTAGGATTCAGCCATAACTTACTACTACATAAGTATCCTAAAAATGAATCCTTTCTAATAGGACATTCTTTACAAATTCTCATTCGAGCTCTAGCTATATCAGCATTATTTCCTAGTAGCTCATTTAAATGTCCATTAACAATATTAGCTAATCCCATAGATTCTAATGAGTTTAAATATGGTCTTCTACTATTTAATATCTCAGAACTCAGCCTGAAGGATACTCTAAATTACATTAACTCATTAGAACTCTATAGGCTTCCTTTTATCCCTAAGTTCCTCTAATACACACTGCTTTCTGTAATATTTAAGGAGTCTTTCAACATCATCCTTTAAATACTCTACTTCGTGTTCAGTAACATTGCCTGAATGATCATAATGTACTAATATAAGTTTCTTAACTACAAAGTCTGGATTTATTTGCTGAAGCATCCACGCATATAAAGATAATTGTAAAGTATAATGTACTTTATTACAATCCATTAGATTATTGATAGGATACTTCATCATTTGGCTCTTCTTAGTTTTAGTATCGAAGAATGACTTCTCATCCAGTTTCTTGTTGGTCTTATAATCTACGATATAGATATCATTACCATCCTTAATTAATAAATCAATTTGTCCTGCCAATCGTACTACTCCATCGTCAGATTTGTAATAAATTAGATACTCTGGATAAACGCCTCTTTCAATATCTAATTCATAATAATCTGCACTAACTTGAAATTCACCTCCCACTCCATACTGTTTAACTGTACATTTCTTTTTACCTGTATACATATGCTCTAAATCAGAATGAATAGAAGTACCTCTATCGGTTGATGCTTTATTGGTTCTTTGCCATTCATCCAGTATGTCTTGCTGTACAGAATTAAATTCTGTTTCGTCTAAATCATATGTATCTATAAAATACTTCTTATCGAATTTCTTAGTATCCAGTAGATGTTTCTTCTCCACAGAGAACTGCGCAGGACTTAATAGTTTCTGCAATGCTTTATACTGTGACCAGAAATCTGAGTTAAACTCTTGACAATACTGACCAATCAATGTTGTTACTGAAGTATGTCTTCTACCATCATTCTCATTCCAATAGGTGTGGGTTAAGTTGTTGAAGCACACCTGACCATTCCTTTTGTCCACTTCCATAATACTCTTTAAATTTCTCCTTAACTGAGTTATAATCTAGTAAGATAGATATGCGTTGTGCATAAGGAGCTATAACTGAATTGTAATATCCTAAGTGATATTGCTTCTTATTCTTATACAGTATAACTATCATTCCTTTAGGGTCCTTTAATCCCATCAGTGGATAGAGGGCTGCTGATTTAGCATCACATTCCTCTAATAAAGTACACAAATTGGGAAAGGTTCTAAAGTAGGATTGAATACTATCCATACGTAAGAACTGATTATCATTTATAAGCTCTATCTCCTCACCGTAGTTCATATACTCCAAATCAGTCCATAATTTAATACGAGCTTTAGTATCATAACCTCTTCTTTTTTCTGTCAAGGCAGTTAAATGACGATAAGACAAGCCATGAGTGCTATTTAGCGTATTATGATAATTTAGTAATAATACATTAGATGCATCTTTGTCTCCTTTCAGAATTGCATCCACATAATCATTAATGACTGGAGTAATCATCTTAGTGTATTCTTCAGCAGCTGCTTTATCATAAGCCTCTACTTTAGTATAGTCTTCTAGAATAGCTTTTGTGTGGTTAGATATATGTATTTGCAGTAATACGAACGCCAAACCAATTATTATGATAGTTTTAACATTAGTATTAAGCTTATCTATCCACTCATACAACAGTTTAAGCTTGCCCAATAACATTAATCTGCCAATTAGAAGTTGATAGTTAATAATTCATTAAATTCCTTAGTACTTATTAACATTAACCCTACTAATCATTAATTCATCTAATTCATTTGATTATTTGCAAATATAGCCCTAAATTTGTACACAACAAAGTGATTTAAAGTGTAATTTAATTATGGAATTTAACGCAGAGCAATTAAGACTATTGGGTGATTCTCTAAGGGACAAATTTATTAATGCAGGCTTAGATAGAATCCCTATGTTTGCTAGTGGTAATAAGCTAGTCAACAAAGATAAGAAAGGTAATAAGATACATATTAAGAAGAAGAATAGAGGTAAATTTACAGCATCAGCTAAGAGAGCTGGACAAAGTGTACAAGAACATGCACGTTCTGTACTTAATAATCCTAATGCTACTCCTTTACAAAAGAAGAGGGCCAACTTCGCACGCAATGCAGCTAAATGGAAGCACTAGTTATGAAATTTAAGTACGATAAGCAAAGGAAACTATTGTTCTTCATAAATCCGTTACTTCCAGTAAAAGGATATCAGTATATGAATATCTGTGGTATTCTATTTACTAGAAATGAATCAGCAATAGATAGAATGACTGATTCAACGGTACGACATGAAGTAACTCACACTAAACAAATTATTGAGATGGGAATCATATTCTATTATTTATGGTATGTGATTGAGTGGTTAATTAGACTGCTAATTATGGCTGATAGTCATAAAGCTTATAGAGCTATATCTTTTGAGAAAGAATCTAGAGCAGCAGGGGCTGATCCTAATTACAACAGAAAGGTGTTTCAATATAGATGGATTAATTACTTATAATTATTAAAGATTGTATTTATGTCTAAGGTAAAAGAGGATACCGCCAAGGTTGACAATACGGCAGTAGTTAAGCCAAAGGTATTTGAAAGACTTAGGGTAACACCTAGGAAATACGAACTTGTCGACCTTGGTGGTACGAGAACTAAAGGAAATGCTTCCGTTACTTTGTCAGAAATTAAAGGTAACCCATCTGATTATGCTGGAGCTTCTATACTTGGTGGAGGTAATTTAGAGGGCAGAAACTTAGTAGCTCAGTACATATTCGGAGAGAATCCAATTATTAAGAGAGTATTCTTTAATAAAGCTACCAGTAATATTAAACCTATTAGTAATAATGAAGCTAAGAGATGGAATGAATCTCCAAATGCTCCGGATCAAGTAAGGCTTACTAAACAAGCAGCTTTAATGGATAAGGTAGGAACTCCATTTATATTACAGCAATCTAATCCTATATGGATTGAAGGTAGATCTGTTAGACAGGCTATGAAAGTAGGAGGTAAATTTACATTTAAGAAATCTCCAGCAGTCAAAGATGCAGAGAAACTTAATGGTAAACGAGATATGCGTAAGAAGTTTGTTAAGTCTAGCAGACCTACTTACAAGAGACGTATTCGTAAAGGACAAGTGGGAATGAGATTCGTTAGTTATGTTCCAGTAAACAATCCTACAATAGATTACACTGACATTACTAATCCTATCAATCCATTCAGTGAGTATTACATACCTACTACATATAATACAGAGCAGGCATTAGTAGTACCAGAAAGAGAAGACAGCAAGTCTGATACAGTAGAAGAAACTCCAGTAGTAGCTAGTAAGCCTATAGCAGAGCCAGTAGTCAATAAGCCAGTAGCTAGTAAAGTAGTAGTTGATAATACTGCCAACTCAACTTGGAGTAGTCCTTATAAGGACAGAAGTAAATGGATGGCTGACCTTACCAATGCTTATAAGAGAGCAGGTATCACTAATGATAATGCAATTAGAATGCTGGTATCACAAGATGCTTTAGAAAGTGCTTGGGGACGTTCTGCACAAGGTAAATTCAATTTCGGTAATCTGACTACTGGAGCTAAATGGAAAGGTGATTATGTAACTGGTAATGATAAGAATGCTAAAGGTGAAGCCATTAAGCAGAAATTTAGGTCTTATAACTCTATGGATGAGTATGCAGCAGATAAGGTACAGTTCTTAAAGAGACTATATGACTTTGAGGAGAACGATGATATTAATAAGTTTGTAGCTAAGCTAACTGGTTCTAATAAAGGTAAGAGAAGATATGCAGAAGCTAGGAATTATGCTGATACATTGAAGAAGGTATATAATAGCTACAGAAGTGGTGGAATTATTAAATATCAAAATCCAGCTCAACCTATTAAATATATGGGAGGTTATGATAAGAGAGGTAATATGGTATTGCCAGTTACTAATGAGAATGGTATGAATAATGTAACTCTACCAGAAGTAACAGTTACTCCTAGAAATATTAATCTGGCTGGTGCTGTAGATAAAGGTAGGAGAGAAGCTGCACCTTATATTAGTACATTATTAGCAGGTACAATGTTTGGGCCTCTTCCAGTATTGAGTGAAGCTATAGGTAGTACAACAGTTGATGAAGGTGCTCCCGAACTAGTGCATTACATGTACAGACCAAGCAAGGAGCAAGAAGCTGAATTGGCATATAATGTTAGACAATACTTTAAAAGACCAGAAGGACGTGATTATTTCCGTCAGAGCTACTGAGCAGACAGCTAGAGGAACCCAAATCAAGAATTATTATGGTCTAAATGAAGGCAATCAAGACATTACACCTACAATGTGGGAGTATGCGAGAAGAAATTATGTTAAAGATACTGGAATAAATAATAATATGACAGAGTGGCTTAACAGTGTGGATGAAAGAGATATTATAGCTTTTACTAAGTGGCTTAGTAAGCACTCACCTGCGATAGCCGCCCCATTAATAGGAGGAACATTATATGATGACAAATGGTAAAACATCTTCTGAACTATCAGAACTAATTTATGAGGATTATGGTAAATTCCAAGTTCTTAATGAAGCTAACATTATACGTACTGACGAAGAGATAAAAGAACTGTTTAATTGTAAAGGAGAATGGGAAGTTACAGATGGAGTTGCAGATATGAGTTTCTAATTATTAAATAAGAATTAATATGGATAATAAGTCTGATAAACTAATTGTACACTGGTGGAAAGATGGTAATGTGAATGACGTAATATCTACTATAGGATATTTGGTGAATTTAAATGCTAAAGAGATACAATTGGCAATCAATAAAGGAATAGAGGAAGACATAATTCATATACCTATGGATTGGGTCTTCCAATATGGCAAACTTACTAGTAATTAAGTCTCATCAATAATTTGGCTAGAAGGAGCAAGCTTAACACCAATAGGATTTACGACTTTAAGTCTAGAGATGCCAGTTTCTGCATCATACATATAGACTACTGCTCGTTTTAGCTTACCTCCTATGTAAACAGCTTCTTCTAATTTGTGAACATTATTGTCTTCACTGATATATACCATATCTCCTTTAAATAACTTTCTATCAGCCATAATTTTAGATATTAGAATTAATAATGCAAATATAACAATAATTATTAATATTCCAAGACATCCTAAGAGAGTATGGAACGCATTAACAGGTAGATATTTTATATATCCAGTAGCTGGAACAATAGGAGGAATAAATTATGATAGAAATGAGTAGTAGTGAGTATGATGAACTGCTTAACGACCTTTATGCTAAGGTTGAAGCAGGAGAGATAACTGAAGAAGAAGCTTGTAAGAAGATGTGGAGTGTAGATAAGATATGGATGGCCCCAGACATTCGTATACCGCACGATATACCAGATGATTATATACTACCAAGTAACAATACTTAACATGGTTCATTAGTTTAACTACTTACCGATTAGTAACTTTACATCATAAAACAAAGCCAGACTGCTTCGGACAATCTGGCTTTGAACTTATCTACGTGGCAAGCTTCTCCAGTGACTATGAACGAATTGGGTTCCTTCATAGCGATAGTAGGAGTGCACGAAGACAGTTTTTACCTTAGATGAGTTGTTAGTTCTCATAACCTATCCTCCAATTAAGGGTTATTAGATAACTAATCTGCCATGAAGTAGCTCTTAATTCTCTTACGAGATGAGGATAGCTACTCTGGCAGCAAAGATACTAATTATTAGCAATATCAGAATTGATAGAATGAAATTTACTACATTCCTAAAGCAAATGTTTACCTCACACTCTGGAATTAGTAGTAAGAGAGTATGTGGGGTGATAGGATGGTTTGTAGCAGTAATAGTATTAATTTATTGTACTGTTATGTGCGTACAAGCTCCACTGATGATAGATACCTTTCTATTATGTGTGATGGGATTATTAGGAATTGATAGTGTAACTGGTATATGGAAGAAAGGATTTATACATAAGGATGAAGATAAGAAAGAATAAATAAAGCCCAGCCTAGCAATTAAGCTAAGTTGGGCTTTTATTGTTATAATTATTGCTATGTTTATTGAGAATGTTACATACAATTATTTACTGGCACTAGATATAAATGTGCCAGAGTCATATGGGTTCCAATTACTAGCATCTCTACGTATAGTTGTCTGTCCTAAGTTAAATTGCGGAACTTCTACTATATTGTCAAGAACTTTAAATAATTCTTCTAAGGTTAAGTCTGGAAGTTCTAACATTATAGCATTATAATGTCTAGGATAGTTTCCACTAAGTATTATCATAATCATTCTTTAGTTTTAACATAGAGTTGACAATGGCAAGTTCCTTCTTCCATTTCTCTAAACTCTTTACACATACATACTGTATCTTCATCTCTTATTAATGAGCATGGACAATATCTTTTACCATACTTATCTTTATTATGCTTTAATCCTGCTAGGACTGTTTCCTTTACTTCTTTATTATCAGTTACTCTTATCATTTTTATATCGGTTTGTAATTTCAACTAACCCAACGCCTTCATGTGGATTGTGAAGTAAATCCAGAACTGCCTTATTAATTTCATTATCAAGCTCAGAACTAACTATAAATGGTTCTGGTTGAATTTCCTCAATAACTTGTTCAAACATTTGCTCGGTAAGTGTATTATACCAGGGCTCTTCTAATACCATTATAACCTCACTCATAAATACATTGTCATTATCATAGGTAGGTAATAGTACCAACCATCATATACATATGCATCTCTAAATAATGCCTCTTCTACCAATTCTATTTCTTGCATGTAAGTTCTCATTTAATTTACATTATCGTAATGAGAATTAGCTGCTATATCTTCTAATATAATAATAGTATCGTATAATTCATCTGGAAAGAATGAAGTTATATCCGATATTACTGATTGCATATATTCTTTAATCTCATCCAAAGTCATTACTTTAAATTCATCTTGACTTAAATGTTGATGTTTTAGATGCTTATTTATAATATCTATTATAATTAATAGATTACTTTTATCGCTCAGATATAAGTCTCCCTTCTCGGGGTGGGAAGCAACCGCAAATATATCTGGATGCTTAGTAATCATTAATTCATATTCTTCATCCGTTAAGAGATTCGCAAGTGCAATTGCTTTATTATGTAACAACTGCACTTCTTTTAATGCAAATTCTTTATTAATTCTATCAATTTGTCTCATTTACTTGATAAATGAATATACATTAGCTAGTTGGGCAATATATTCAATATTAGCCTTATTAGTAATTCCTTCTGCTATCTTATCTAAAATGAGTATTTCAAGAACTACTTTCTTATCAGCTAAATCTTGATAAGGATTACTTATCACAGCACTTTTAAACTCATTTTCTGATGCTATTGTAGTAAATCCAATAGTATCATCTGCTTCTACGCGCGAACTTGTAATTTCTACTTTAGGTTCTTCTTTAACTTTAGATTCTTTAATTTCTTTAGCCATGCTTTAATAAATTTTAATTAGTTACTTAATGTGATTAAAATTCACATATTTATTATTATTTAATTTGATGTTACAAAGTTAGCTATATATTATTAATATACCTAGTAATATTATTATATTTAATATATATTATATATTATATAATAT